TCACGAAAAAAAGAGCTCCAGCTTAACATCGCCTTCATTGTAGATAATTTTATTTATAACAGATTGTAAAAACTCTCTTTTTTCCTCAAAACTCATACTGTCAAAACTATTATTAAAATCTCTGAGATGAGATAGTATAATTTGTTTATTGTATTCTTCAGCTTCATAATCTAATAGTTGAGTTTGAATTTCTTCTAACTGAGCTTCTAATTCTAACCTACTCTTATTTAACTCCTCAACTTTTTCTTCAATTATAACTAACAGCCTTTCGGAATTGCTTCTTTTAAGTGTATTGATTAAGTTTTCTTCTTCGGAAATTAATTGATTTATTTTAGAGTTGATTTCTTTTCTCTGTTCTTTTAATTGATTTATATGTTCAGACAAAGAATTGATTTTACCACGAGATCCATTTAAGAAATCATTGTCATTACATAAAGAGTGAAGTTTATTTAAGACTACTTTTTCTAACTGTTCAGCTTTAACAGTTTGGCCTTCACAAGTAATAGTTCCCTGTTGCTGCTTACCTCTGCATTTATAATAGTTATATCTTTTTTTAGTACCATCAGCAAGCTTAGAGTATGAATAGCTATAGGTCATAGCTCTTCCACATTTACTACATTTAGTTAACCACGCTAAAAGACTTTTACCTGTACCTGCCCTAACAGGTTTATTTTTTCGTTTATCTCGTTTTTTTTGAGCTTTGATATATAGTTCAGATGGTACAATACCTTCATGTTCAGCAACTGCTATAAGCCATTTAGACTTATCTCTTACAACAGAAGTAGTTCCTGTTGGCTTACGACGGTTATATCTAATAAACCCTCTTTTACCATCATTAGCTTGTTTATTCAACACTTCAAAACCTTGATCTTCAAAATATTTGATTGATTCCTTATCAGCTATACAATAAATAGGGTTTTTTAATATTCTACTCATTTGATTTGGGTTCCATACAGAACCAGTAGAGGAAGGAATTCTTTGTTTGTTGGCCCGCATAGAATTATTTCTTATGGTTCCATCTGATTCTAAGTACCAATTATAAAACTTTATAATGTCTTTAGCTCGTCCATTAGGTATTATATTAGGGCCTTTTTCATCTTCATTAAGGCTAAACCCTAAGGGGACTGGCCCACCGTTCCATACACCGTTTTGAGCGTTTTGAAGCATATTATCTCTAACACGCTCTCCAACCATTTCCGATTCAAATTGAGCAAAATCAACAAGTATATTTCTTACCAAGCGACCCATAGGGGTAGAAGTGTCAAAGTGTTGAGTGATAGAAACAAAGTTAATATCATGTTTATCTAAAATATCCATATATTCATGAAAGTCATTAACTGATCTAGCAAAGCGATCTAGTTTGTACACTAATAGATAATCAACATCTATATTATCATTTTCAATATCATAAAATAACTTTTGAAAATCTGGGCGGTTAGTAGATCTACCAGAGAAGTCTAAGTCCATATAAGTGCTCAGTAGTTCTATATCATGTAAGCTACAGTATTGTTCAATTTTTTCAAGTTGAGTATCTTGGGTAATCATATTGGCCCTGGCTTTAGATACTCGTATATAAGCTATACCATTTTTCATAAAATCACTCCTTTATATTAATTAATTTTAAGTTACAGTAATATTACAGTAATAATTTAGTAAAGGCTACTTATATACTTATAATAAAATAGTATTAATGTTTTAAAGCAAGTTATAAAATAATAGTATATGCAATTTTATAGTGCATTAAATTTTTCTTTATAATAAATTTGTAAAAAACATACTATAAGTTTATTATATCTAGTTTTAATTATTAGGTCAAAAATTCATTATTATTTTGTTTATTTGCAGGATTTAAATTAGATTTGTCTAATTGATTAATTGATACCTTATATGTATTTTAATGGTATATAAATTTTAAAGTAGTTAAAAATAAACAAATAATGTTTCTTAAATCAAAAATCGACTTTAATCATCATTAGAAAAATGCTATAATTATATGTACTATTTATTCGGTAAAATCAAATTAAGGGAGGGGGTAGAGTTATGCCTAAAGGTAAATATGTAGAAAGTTTATTTAAGGCTTATAATGAAAATAATCACATTAGATTCAAACAAGTAGCAAAAAAGATAATAGAAGATGAAAAAGATAAATCTCATTACAAACTTGCTAATTCATTACAACAATTATTTAATTCTTTTCCTAATGAGAATAACGATGAATATAGGAAAAATCATTCCAGTTCCATAAATGGAAGTTACTTTAATAGCTTGCCTAGAGATGATAAAGGTGGAGCTGATTTAGTTTCTATTATTAAACCTAATTATTATTTAGAAGATGTAGTTTTATCTGATGAAAATAAGAATGTAATTAATAGAATTATGCTTGAATATCATAGTGCTAATGAATTAAGAGGTTATAACTTGGATGCAAAAAGAAGACTTTTATTTTGTGGTCCTCCTGGATGTGGAAAGACAATAACTGCTCAGGCCTTAGCTAATGAAATTAATTTACCTTTACTTTATGTTCATATGGATTCCTTAATTTCTTCCTATTTGGGGGATACAGCATCTAATTTAAGAAAAATATTTCAGTATGCGGGAACTGGCAAATGGGTTGTTTTCTTTGATGAATTTGATACTATAGGCAAAAGTAGAGAAGACGAAAACGAACATGGCGAGCTCAAAAGATCTGTTAATACATTTTTACAAATGCTAGATAATTTTAAAACAAAGACATTATTTATTGCAGCTACCAATCATCAACATCTACTTGATAGTGCTATTTGGAGAAGATTTGATGAAATTTTATATTTTAATAAGCCAGGTTTAGATCAGATTCAGAAATTATTAAAGAAAAAACTTAGAGTTTTCAAAACTAATATTAATTTTGAAAAAATAAGTGGAGAATTAGATGGTATGTCTCATTCTCAAATTGAACGTATTTGTAAAGATGCTATAAAAGCTTGTATCATAGATAATAGAGATTTTGTTAATGAAGATGTAATAAAAGAATGTATAGATGAAGAGAAAAGACGGAAGAAAATTTATGATGGTTTAATGGAAATGGAGTGATATTGCTATGCAAGACCAGAATAAATTTCCTTATCCTAACTTAGAACTTGTGAACATACCTCATGATAAGGAAGAAAGATATAAATCACAACCAGGAGGAGGAGCTTTTATTCCTCCTGATAAAGATAGAAAGACACATTCTGAACAAGTTAAAACTGATATAGATAGAATTCAAAAGCAAATAAAGCAACAAGCTAAAGATAAAGGCATAAACCCCCATTTGATATTTAAGATTGAATATGAAAAGCCATTATTAGAAGATGATCTTATGAGGGGTGGTTGTCGTTTGTTAGGTGAAATTCCAACCGGTGGTAAAGCTCAGGTTGTTTTTTCTAATGAAGAAATGATGGAACAATTTTTAGAAAGGTGGGATAAGTATAGTAATGGGGAGTTAACTTCTTCAAATAACCCTCCTTATGTAAGTTTTTTTAATAATATAAAACAACTAAAAAGGTTAGAGCCAGAAGATAGAAAAGGATCTAAATTACAGGGTAAAGAAATAATTGACGATGAATATTATTGGGTAGATATAGAATTGTGGTATAGTGGCTCTGAACTAGAGTGTAAAAGCTCAGAACAAGATATAAAAACAATTATAGGTGATCAAGGCAGAATAACTGATTATTATATAGATAATCACTTACATATGTTACGAGCAGAAGTTTCAGGGTATGCTTTAAAAGAACTACTTAATGAAGATATTGTTTGTCAAATTGATTTTCCACCTAAACTAATGTCAAAGGGAATTAGAAAAGTTAGAACTCCTTTATCTGAAATCAATCCTGGTACTCCTGATGAAGATGCTGCTGGGGTTTGTATTATAGATAGTGGGGTTATGCCAAAACATCCATTATTAGAAAATGCAATTGTAGATTATGATGTTTTTAGAGGAGATTTAAATGATGGAATAGATGAAAATGGCCATGGCACATTTGTGGCTGGAATTGCTTTATATGGTGATATTAATGAATGTATAGAGAAAAATGAATTTATACCTGAGGTAAAATTATATAGTGCTAGAGTTACTGATGAAGATTCAAACCTTGGGCCTAATGATAAAATTTACATAAAACAAATAAAGAGGGCTATTGAATATTATAATAATCAGTTTGGGTGTCGAATTTTTAATATTTCTTTAGGAGACCCAGATAATATATATAAAGGTAACCAGTATCAAAGCAAATGGGCACAAGTATTAGATAATTTAGTTAGGGAAAGAGATATTATAGTAGTTATTTCTACGGGAAATATCACCCCTAATCAATTTCAAGAACAATTTGATATTAGTGGTGAAGGGATAGTTAAATGTTATCCTGAGTATTTATTCAAAGAATCGGCAGGTCTATTAGATCCTGCAACAGCTACTAATTGTTTAACTGTAGGTTCTGTTTCAACAGAGCTTAGAACTAGCAGAGGTTATAGAAATCCACAAGAAAAAGCTAAAGGAATTAGAAAAGTATCAATCGCTTCTGTTAATCAGCCTTCTCCATTTACTAGATGTGGGTTAGGAATAAACGACACTATAAAGCCTGAGTTTGTAGCATATGGCGGGAACATGTATTATGATGGTGATCATAAAGCACTGGTTGGAGGAAATATAGAGACAGGTGTTTTTTCGATTAATCATAAATACATGCAAGATGATAAGCTTTTTGCTTGCGATACTGGGACAAGTTTTTCTGCTCCTTTTATAGCTAATTTATCTGCTAGAATTCTTAATTATAATTTTAATTTCACTAATAATACAATTAGAGCTTTATTATCTAATTCTGCTATTCCTTCAGAAGAAATTTGTTGTTTGCTTAAAGATTATATGAATCAAGCTCATAGTCAACTTGTTTCTTTTCTTCAAGAAAATAAAAGTGACTTTAATGAAGAAATAGAAGATGTAATTCAAGATTGTATAGATAAAGGAATAGTTAATGTAACAAACAAAGGAAAGCTATTAAAAAGTAATTCGTGTTCTGAGGAGTTAAAAAATTTACTTGAGGTTATTCCAGGTTATGATGCAGAATTTGATAAATACCTTTTAAGAATTTGTGGATATGGGATTCCAAATCTAAATAAAGCGTTATATTCATCTGATAATAGAGTAACTTTATACGCAGAAGGAAAAATTAGACTAGATAATTTTGATGTTTATGAAATACCTGTTCCAGAGGATTTTATTAATAATAAAGGAATCAGAAAAATAATAATTTCTTTAGCGCATACACCCCCAACTAGACATACTAGAAAAGACTATTCTGGATATTCAATGGGATTTGAACTCATACGAGGAAAAAGTCTATCAGAAGTATTAGAAATTGCAAGTAATGATACTAAAGAAAAAACGTATAGTAAAATGGGAGCAGAGAGGTGTGAATTGCAACCTAATAGTACTTTGATAAGAAAAAGTACCCTTCAAAGAGCAGTGTTTGAAAGAACAAGAAGTTCTAGAGTAGATTATGGAGATACTTATTATTTAGTAGTTAGGTCTGAAGATAACTGGCTTGGAAATAGTATTGGTTATAGTGAAGATATGAAAGAAGACTATTCTGTTGTAGTAACACTTGAACATTATAATGAAGAAGTAGAGATTTATGAACAGATTAAGCAACGTGTTGAAAACAGATTAAAGCAAAGAAATATACAACATATTGTGAGGAGAATCGGGGTAAAACCTTGATTTTATAATTTATATAATTAAAGGGATGTGAATTAAAATTCACATCCCTTTAATATTTTATTATGTCTATTAAAAACTCCTTTCATTTTTAGGTGTTTAAGATCTAATGGGATTGTAACTTAAAAAAGTAATTAAATTTTCATAAATAGTCAGCTACAAACCCATTGGCCCCTGTAATCATCTTCTTAATATCACCCCAGAACAATCATAAGTCATCCCTTCTTAATTATTAAAGGTTAAGAGGGGAGTAGGGCTAGTAAAAAGTTAAGCTTATTTTGTATGCATATTTTATACAAAAGATTAACAATTTTTCATTATATCTCTAACTGATATAACATTATCAACATATGCGTTGACATCTATATCCGATTTAGTAATTTTAATAATATCGTTAGGCTTAATATCGCCTATTACTCCAAAAGCACTCTTAAAATTAGTATTATGTCTTCCTTTAATTAAAACATTGCTTTTCAAGTGAGCTTTAATAATTTCTAAATCCATACATATATAATCAACTAACCTGAATAAAACATTCCTAGAGTTATCTTTTAATTTAGAACCAGAATTTAGATAATCAACAATTTTTGTACCAAAAGATTGACTTAAAATTTTAGCATACTTTTGTTGAGTTTCCTTTTTAATGATTATTGGTATTATTGTGTATAAAAAATCTCTTCCATCAATTACTAAGCTACTAATATCAGCTTTCAGATGTAAAACTAAACCTGGTTCGTATTGTCTAGTTGCATAAAAATTTGCACCAATAGAATCTCCACAAACATATTTTGCTAAACTTTGTTTATTATTATTTTTTTTATATCTCAAAACACCATTTTTTTCATCTGTTAATACAGATTCAATAACTGAATTAGCATTCATATTATGATGATCTATATTAGGAACTTGTAAACAAGATCCTCTATCTATAGGGTCACCATTTTTAAGTAATGAAATTTTCATTTCATTAAGTGAATTAAAATCATTAGGATTAAATGCCAATCCCCTTAATAACAAATTTTTTTCTTTTTTCATTTTCCCTCACCCCATCAGTTTTTGACTTAAGTTTGATACTCTGTAAAAAAACATAACTATTTCTCACTCAATCTTCTAACATTTAATATTTCCATTGTAATACACACTTTCTCTTTAAAACTTTCCCTTTGAGATATTATATCTTTTTCAGAAGTATTAATCTTAATATTAATCAGTAAATTAAACTTAATACTTCCCTTTTCTCTAGCTAAAATCTGTTTTTGTTTCAATATTAATTTCTGTCTTTTTTTATCACATATAGGAACTAATATTTCTATGAATTTCTTAATATTTTTCTGATGATTTTTATATTTAACCCCTTCTACTTTTATCTCATCAATTATTTCATATTTCACAATTGCCACTCCTCTCATCTACCCAATAATATAATTAATCTTTTCGATTTATAAATCACTTGTCCATTATTACTTGATGATTTAGTATAACAAAATCTTTACGACATATATATACCGTAAAATTCACCTTTAGATTAAAACAGAGCAGGGCGATAGAATAGCAAACCTACAAGTAATCAGCCACAAACCCATTCACCCCTGTAATCATAGCCCCAACATCATCACCAGAACAATCATCATTCATCTCCAACCAACTTTTAATCTGCTTCTCCTTAGCAGCATTGTAAACTTTCTTCTTCCTCAGGTCACCATTGATCTTATCAACCTTCTTGCTCCTAACCCCCTTAAGATCTCCCAAGAATCTCAAAGCCAGCTCCAGGGCAGTAGTAGAAATAATATAAGCTCTGTTCTTATCACCACCTTTCAAAGCTTCCTGGGCTTGTCCTAGTATCTCTGTTATAATCTCGACCCGCAGAAGGGTAGAGAGGTTGGTTACATCATCACTCTGGTAGTCATCTCTAGCAGCCCTTAGAATTCCTTTGCACATTAGAACACTTTTAGCCTCATTGGCACTAGCTTTAAAGCTGGCATTAAAGGTTTCATAGTAGATGTTATCTTCGCCAAAGTGATTTTTTAAGAGGTTCACGCAAGTGCTGGCCCATTTATAGTATGATTCGGTACCTAATTCTTTTTTAAAGTCTACTTCTAAATAATCAAGAGTGGCTTCTCTGGGTTCAGTTTTAAGCACTTCTTCAGCTTCATTAATTAATTTATCTAGTTTGTCGAGGATGTATTGTTTGGTTTTCATTTTATAGACCTCCTGTTGATAAAATATAGTTAAAATTAATTAAACTTACTAGTATATCTACTGAATATCCAACCTATTACTGGTTTATCTTCTTGATTATTATATTTAACTAACATCCAATTCCTTTTCTTGCGGACAACTAGAACAACATTACTGAAATATAAATGGTCAACTATTTCAGAATTTATAGTCTCGCTTTTTCTTACCTCTAAAGAATCTGCTGTAATAAATCTGTGATTTTTCAATGCAGATAGATCTAGAGGTTGAGATGAAACATTTTGTTTTATTGTTTTAATTGCTTTTCTTTTATTGAAAAATTTATCTCTGGTAGTTTTAAGAGCAGGCTGAATGAAAAAGGTTAATATGTGTAGAATTAAGCCTATAATAACCTTTTGGATTATATGATTGTTTAAAGCGTTAGTAATATTAATAGCGACAAATTCTATTATCGGTTCTATATGAAAGAGTAAGTTGTATAAGCCATCTGCTGGAGATTCTAAAAAACCACTCTGTTCTAAAGCTAGTATAGTTATATTTTGAATAGCACTAGTGTTTATTATAGTTACATGAGCAGACTTGTCACTATGCTCATTTTTGTGAACCTCTTTTTTACTTGATTCTTTTTTTAAATCTTCTATTTTTTTATTGAGTTCTGTAAAGTAACTTTGATTAAGAACAATATTCAATTCATTTACAAGTTGAATATTGAAATCAATATCAAGGTGTAATTCATCTAAGAAAGCCCTTGTGTCTTTCGATATATTTTCTATAATAGGGATAGTTGCAGCCTGATTAATTTCAAGTTGCAGTTGTTTTGCGTAATTGCAAAATTCTAATGAGGGTCTAGAAATTGCATAATTCCCCTCCAAAAAGCGACCAAAGTCTGGTATAATAAAGTTAGAAGTTATATTATTAAGATAATCTGTAAAATCAGGCGTTGCAATTGAAGAGATGGCTTTATGAGAGTCTTTTATAAATTGTTCATGTTCTTTTATGAAAAGTCTTAATTCATCGAAACTGTCCACGTTCTCACCTCTTTTGAATTTTTGGTAGGAAAGGAGTTGATTGTTAAAATGCCTTATTTAGCTGGGCTAACATTAGCCTTGTTTTATACCTCTGAATTAAGGAATGAAAAGATTATACCCTGGGTTTCTTTTTTGTATATTATGGTTGTTCTTCAAACTGATTTAATTAATGGGTATGTGGATATTTTTATAGTAATCAATACAACACTTGTAGCATCTTTATTTATTAATTATTTATCAGTTGCTATACAAGTGATAATAGAATCAATTAATATGTAACCACGCTCTAGAGTAGAGGAGCGCGGTTTTTGTTTTATTTAATATAAAAATTCAAATGATTCTACAATTCTTTTGGCTACAGAAGAGTTAGAGTTGTACTCATTTGCGTCGCCAAAAAATTCTATATCCATAGAAATTTGGTTTTCCTCATCGTGAAGGAGAAAGAGTTCTCCTTTCCATAACTGGGAATCGCTTTCTTCTTCAAGAATAAAATGGTACGCTAAAAAATTATTTATTCTTCTTTTATACTCTTTTGGATTATCTGTTTGTCCATTCAAAATGGTTAGTCCATCTTCTTGAGATGATTCTATAACATATAAAGCTTCATTTCTCAATTCATCTTTTGTTTCTGTATAGATGCCATAAATACCAAATTTAAAAGTACTAGTCTTATTAGGTTGAATTATTACTTCGTGATCCGTGTTTGATTCGTCTATATATTCGTCAGTTATTACCCATTCAGCAGGATATTGAAAGGCATAATAACCATTAGAATAGGTATCCCAAACTAAAGTATTATCATCATCATCACTACACCCAACTACCAACAACAAAGATAAAGCCAATACAATAAGCAATATTTTTTTCATAATTAATCACTCCTCAAATTTAGTTTATAATTTAAACAACACACTTCGACACAATCCGACATTAACCATAAATGTTAAAAACATCTTTGGTAGATAATAAAAAAAGGTTAGTCTAAGGGTTACCTAAAGGGTTTACCTAACCCTTAAATGACCCATTTTTGAACCTCCATTTCAGGTTAAAATAACCCCTAAACAGACCCGCTTTTCTTGAAAATCAACCTCTTAAGCAGCCTAAAAACCGATATTGTTCCAACGCCAATAACCCAGCCAATCCAAGACTAAAGTAACCAAAAAAATAGCCACCACCCCTTATAAATATTGCTTTCATAACCCTTTGGGTAAGGGTTAGCTAAAGGGTTTACCTAACGGTTACCCAACCCAGGTAACAGTAAACAGTAACAGATAACAGTAACAGTATTACTACTACTACGCGCGTAAAAAAATTAAAAATATATACTTTTCTCGGTATCAATTTCAGGTATAAAATGTTATAATTAAAATCAAATTAAAGATAAAGGGGTTGAATGTAAATGAGTAAAAATTCATTTCCTACAATGCTACGAGTGGATAAAACTATAGAAACCAAAATAGAAGACAGCGATAATATTTTTATGCCTGATGTTGAAATTCATGAATTTATCTCTGTTGATGTAGAGATAATAAAAGATAGAAGCAATAGTAAACTAACAGGTTTTGACATTAAAGAACATCTACAAGATCTGTTTAATGAAATATTAGAACATTATTGATACTATAATTTTATTAATTCTCCAACTTCATTAAAATGATTTATATCGTTTTTAGAATATTTTTTATTATTAGAAGAATTGATTTTTTTTATTAAAAATTCAGTATCATCAGTAATGGATAATGCTAAATTTTTTAATTGATTTATAGATTTGTTCAAGTTTAATTCTATGTATTTTCGAGAATTCTTTTCTTGAATAGTAAGATTGTTGCGTTCAAGGTTATATCCATAAATATTTAAATTCAAATTATTAAATAGTGGCTTTAGCTTGCTTAGCAGTGGGTAAATTGAGTCTTCATCACTAACTGTGCTTATCTTGATTATATTTTCAAGGCTAGGTAATTTGGGATGTTCTTTGATTGAGGTATCAAAAATTAAATAGCCACAATAACTAATCAAAGTGTTGTGCTTACAAAAAAGTTTTATATTATTTTCTTTAAAAAGGTTAAAACTATATCCTCTCTTTTCTAAATTTACATTTGTAATTTTAATACCAATACTTTTGAGTTCTATTTTCAAATCATTTCCAACAATCTCCATAAAGCTGGGCTCTGTTATTTTTTGAGCTGTATTACAGGTTATTACTTCATCTTTTTCAAGTTGTTTAATAATGCTTATTTGTTGTTTTCTTTTTAGCCAATCGATAATTCTTTTAGTCGGGATATACTTTTTGTTTTTATTATCATCTACATATTTTTTCATCTTTTTTATTCTTATTTTTCTTACATCAAGCAGAGTTTTTATTTTAGAAAAAACTTCCTCTTCGCATTCTGTATTAATATACCCATCAAATAATTGTTTTATTTCTTTACCAGTTAACTTATAAGGTTTAGACAGCCTTTCAGGAATTAATATAGAATAATTTAATTGTTTATCCCAATTGTAAATAATTTTCTTAATACCAGGTATTTCATTGTTTAATGTTTCTAATCTTTTGACTTTTTTAGCTTCTTTTATTAATAAATCAAATGATTTAGTAGTTTTTATTCCAAACTTCTTTAAACAATCTTTACCAACATTTAATTCATTACCATTTCTTATATTAGATATATAGCATACATATCTAGTAGGTCTGTGGCATATTGAACATGGTTTGCGGTCTTCTTTTCCCATATCATAAACACCTTTTACTCCTTGTGTCCACTCCTGTTTGGCTTTTTCTATTATTGTATCGCGCATATTATGTATGAAATTTTTCTGTTTATTATTTAGCCTTTTTAATGTACTTAGTGTTATATCATTTGTTATGTTCTTTTCTAAAAAATCATAGAACCAAGGGTACTCCTGAGTGATTTCACTTTTTAGAAGTATCATTTTATTTTCTAAATCTATAATCACGTTATCGCTCATTAAACCACCCCTTTATATAATTTAATCGACAAAATACAACAAATCACATCGAAGTAATTTTAACCCATCTAAACAATAAAAAAATTTTGCCTCTCATAGAGACTTTCATAGGGTAGTCCCTTAATAATCATTTTGGTCTTCATTGCTTGTAATGTTACTTTGAAGATAGAAGCTAGTATCTCTAGATTATAATTATATTTAAGGGCTTCTTTTTTTAGTGAAGGTGTAGGAATAAGCAGTTCACTAGCAAATATATCAGCTTGTCTATCTGTCAAAGATCTTTTAGCCAATGGTGGAGGGTGGTTGTCAAAGATACTATTACCTACACCTAGAATATCATGACCAAGTTCATGTGCTGTATTAAACCTTAATTGACCTATAGATTGTCTTTTATCGATTATTATTATCTTTTCTTCACCTGTTCTTACAAACATCGCTTCATCCTTGGTAAGCTTTCTGTTTACCAATTTAATATTTCTCTTTTTTAGTATGTAATTTAAATCAGTGGGGTAGCTTAAATTGTGAAGTTTTAAGTATTGCCTTGCTTTTAGCTCGATAATATTCTTTTTCATTAAACCACCCCTATAAAGTTGTCCCTTTCTCTTTACCTTCCCTTACAGCCTTTAAAACTCTTACAGCAGTAGCTAGATCTTCATCACTAGCCCCCCTTGCTTCTCGAAGGTATAACTGAACCGATTCTTTGTTTAGTAAATCAACTATAAATTTGCTTTCTTCATCACTCAAGAGTTCCTTGACCCCATCTGGAATTTTAGTGTTAGATCCTGGGTTCTGTTTGTTATCTGTTCTACCAAGGAGGTAGTCTACGGATACATTGAAAATTTCTGCTAACTTGCTTAACGTATCATATCCAGGTTCTTTTCCTTTTGTTTCATATCCAGCAATCGTGGCACGACCGACACCAATTTTATCTGCTAATTGTTGCTGGGTTAATTTGTTTTCTTTTCTCAATTTTCTTATTCTTTCTTTGAACATAATCAACCACCTCAACTTATATAATAATAATACCTGCAAATGTGTCCATAGTAAACAACTTGTATCTAAAAGACACATTTTTTTAAAAATATCTTGACAAAGTTCCTTTTGGACACTATAATATAAATATACTAGTTCCGATTAGGCACGGGAAGGGGGGGAGTGTTATGAGATTAAAACTAAAAAAAAGAAGGTTAGAAAAAGGCTTTACACAAAAACAATTAGCAACTAAAGTTGGTATTCATCGTGCTACTTATAGCAATATAGAGTTAGGCAATAAAAACCCATCGTTTTCAGTTGCCACAAAAATAAAAAAAGAACTAAGTACTAAAGAAGATGATATTTTTTTAATCCATAACGTGCCTAAAAGGAACAAGTCGAATCAAAAAGTCAGCTAGATCTAGAGTTAGTATTCCCAGTTGCAGGAGATTGATGAAAGGGGGTGAGGATTGTGAGTGAACCTATTTTTAAGTGGGAAGCAGTTGCTTTTGACAAAGAAGAATCGATTGAAGCGGGTGACCATAAAAAGTATTTAGAAAAGCAACTAGAAAAAATAACAAGCGTGCAAACAGCAATTTATACACAAATTGCTCGAAGAGATTTTAAAAAAGAGTTTGAAACAAGAGATAAGTATATAGGGTTAGCTTATTAAGGAGCAACAGCAATAGCAACTACTATTGCTGTTATAGAACAATTAAAAAAGTGATTATCGCAAATCAATTGTTTCAACAGTAATCTCATCTGAAGCTTTTGCTATTTCAAACTTTTCAACTAAGTGGTTATAGATATCAATATAAGCACTTAAATAGTCGTCAGCTATTTGAGTGATATCTTGGCTACTAGAAGATAATTCTGCATGGTTTAAAATTTACTTAACTAACTTGTCTATCTTTTTCTCTTTTTTATCAAAGATACTTGAAATAGTAGCAAGTTCATTTTTATTATCCATAAGTTCCACCTCCTTCCTGTTGCTACATTCGACAGGAGGAGAGTAAAGACCTTTACTAAGAACCAGCTGAGAGGAGGTCAAGTTGTGATTAAGTTGCCAGATAGACTTAGGGAATTGAGGGAAAGAGAAAATCTTTCACAAGGAGAATTAGCAAAGGTGTTTGATATATCATGTATGGCAATTAGTAATTATGAATTGAGTAGAAGAAATCCCGACTTAGAGACATTGGTCAAAATAGCTAATTATTTTGGCGTGACTACAGATTACTTACTAGGAAGAACAGATGAAAATAAAGTAAGCGAGGTTGAATCTCACCAACAAGAAATTAAAGAGCTGAAAGCTGAGGAAAGTATTAAGCAATTAGAGATATGTAAGGAGGAGTTATTGGAAAGAATTACGGCTTTAAGTAAAAAGTTGCACCGAGGAGAGTTCCGTTGGGAAGAAACATCACCTAGAGTTGAAAGCTTTATCTCTAATTGCGTAAGGGAAGAAGAAGTAGGAAGATTTAAAGCAAGACTACTGAAAAGATTACTAACAGCTGTGAATATAGAAATAGATAGGTATGTCACAAAGCATAAAAATCGAGCAGATACTTTGGTGTTTTCTGATTTAGAAACTATTTTGAATAAAGTCAATGAGTTTACCCTAAGCAATAGGAGAGTTTTTTAAAGTTATTTAGATAAAGGGGGTGAAGGTGATGCCAAATGATAGAGATTTCATAAAATTAGAGGAGAGAGTTGCAGAGTTAGAAAAGAAGGTCGCTGAACTGGAAGGGCGAGTTCCAGTTCAGCAAATGATTCTTAAAGATGGTGTAATTTCAATCTTTTATGATTATGAAAATAACATGAAATATACTTACGAAAAAGGAAATCCAATCGTCAAAGCGACAGAATTAAAAAAAAGAGGTGAGAATGATGGAGGCAGTTAGAAAAAAGTATACAAGTTACAAGAAAACTTTAAAAGAAAGATTGATTGAAGCTAAATCCGAAGGAGATCTGGACAGAGTTAAGCGCCTGAATAAGTTAATTAAGGTAGTAGATAAGAAATTAGTTCCTAAATAGGCTAATCTCTTAGAAGATAAGCTAGACAAGTGTTTGAAAGGTGGTGATAGGAATGAGGAAGAGATTTAAAAATAAATTTCTTAAAGAACTCAGTACAAAAGATCTAATAAAAGAATTGAGCAAAAGAGAAGGTGTAGAAAAGTCTGTTGTTCCACCTTATGAAGATAGCCAACCCACTGTGAATGGGCCAGCTATAGTCCTAATAATTACTGATTAACCAACTTTAAAATAAGGGTAGCTACCTCTTATGTGATGGTGAAAGTATCTACCATGAGATCCAGCACTCATTAAGCCGTTGAATTCAGATTGAGGAACTCCGCTATATTGGTAGACTCCTCCTGAATGAAAAGCAATTTCTAAAGTTTCAGTAGCTGGATCATATCCTACAGAATCAAGGTTGCTCGAAGATACAGGTGTTCTATCCATATGATTCACCTCCTTTCTAAGATATCATTCGATAGGAAGAGAGGAAAGACCTTTACAAAAAGTTACTTAGAAAGGAGGTGATGGTTGTGGGGGCAGTTAGAAAAAAGTATACAAGTTACAAGAAAACTTTAAAAGAGAGATTGGCTGAAGCTAAATCTAAAGAAGATTTAGACAGAGTTAGGCACTTGAATAAATTGATTAAGGTAGTAGATAAGAAGTTATCGTAAAGGAGAATTAAGGTCCAGTTAGAGGGGGAGTTATTGGCTAAAGATTATTCTGATTTTTCAAAAGCTAGAAAATTTGAGCCCAGAGAATCGGTTGATAATAATGGCAATGACATTACAGAGAATAAAGCAGAGTGTTTTATGCATTTAGCTTATAACCACTTTGGAATTAAGAACATCGATGAGTTCAATTAGGAAATGGCTAGGAGTCAAACAGTGGAGGAGCTTTCTGCCAGTATATTAGAAGGAACTGTTTTAGTATATGAAGTCTTAAGTAGAAAGAAAAAAGCAAGTTAGTAATTAATGAGAGGAGGATAAAATTGGCTAACACAGAGATAAGAATTACTGAAGTGATTTTTCTAGATAATCCTGAAAAGATTGAGAGAGCTCAAGAGTTATATGCTAAGGGAGTAGAAAGAGCTATTAAAAAGGGAATGAGGAGAAAATGCAAAGAGGCTAGTTAGATAACTTGATTCTTGGAAAGTTTAGATTGGCCTAGTGGAGAGGCTAGAATCAAGTTTATATTAAGAGTGGTTTTTCAACTGTGGTTAATTATATTATACCAGTTGAGTGATTCACAATTCTATAGTAAAAAAGTTCGTATTTATCACAAAAGGGGGGTAGAGATGTGAAGAATTATGAAGGAAAAATATTAAAAGAGGAGATGAGCAAGAAAGGGATTACTCAAAAAGCATTAGAGAGAGTAGTTGGAGTAGATAGGACAATCATATCTAGGTATATCAATGGGCATTTAGACATTCCAAGAGATGTATTAAATTTAATAGCAAATTATTTAAATAGTCAGCGATTAAAAATCATAGCTAACGGGACTACAGTTCCCACCTATTTATTTGATTCCGATGCAGTTATTCAGAAGCCTTGCAATACACTAATGAAAGCTAGAGAAAAGCACAAGGAGGCTATTAAAGCTATAGACGAAGCCTTGCCTCATATTGTTAATTTGACTAATTTTAAAGATTGTCCAAAAGAAGCTAAAGAAAAGATAGATCAAATGATGGATAAAGAATTTGACTCTAATCAAGTTAGCGATACTGTAGATGTTGTAATGGGTGAGATTGGCTATGATATTGAGGCTAGAAATCAAAGACGAGAAAGGCACTACCAAGCTAAAGGGTTTATAGCTTGCAACATAAGAAAAGACACTTACCCTAAAGTAAGTGTCATGTAGAAAATAATAAAATTTAAGGAGCTGATCAAAATTGGATATTGTTCATAAAATCCAATATTTAATGACTGGTGTGGTTATAACAGTTCTAGCACAACTGTTATACCACCAAGTCAAAGACATAATAAAAACCTATAAAAATATTATATCACAAAAAAGGGGGAAAAAGCAATGAATCATTTAGAAGCTACAGCCAAGAGGATTAATAGGAACTTTAGTATGGAGGTTGAAAAAGGTCTAGAATTTGATAAAAAGGCCAGTTCTAAAAAGGCAATGCGAGTTTTAGAGAGTCTGCCTTTGGCAGGTTATGAAATAAAGTATGTTTCCTTCAGTGATGATGATGCCACACCTAAATATTTAAAGGTTTCAAATAAAGAAGAGTTTATAGAAGATCTTAAGTTATTAATTGAGTTTGGGAATTTAGAAAATTATATGACAACAACTTGTAATGGGTTTAGAAAACATTATTTAAGGTTTGGCTTTAAAGAGAGCAACTCAAGTCAAGCTTGGATAATTACCGAGAAAGGGGCGATCAGTTATGAAAAGGATAGATCTTTTAAAATTGGAGCTTAAAAATTTCAAAGGGGTTAAAAACTTTACTTTAGATTTACAAGGGGCCAACGCCCAAGTTTTTGGTAACAATGCAACAGGGAAAACAACCATCTTTGATGCCTTCAATTGGTTACTCTTTGATAAGGATAGTAAAGGTCAAAGTACCTTTGATATCAAGACATTAGATAAGGATGGACAAGCTATTCATAACTTGGAACACCAGGTGGAAGGAACTCTTAGTGTTAATGGTAAGAAGCTAACTTTAAGAAAGTCTTATTACGAGAAGTGGACTAAAAAGAGAGGATCTGCTAAAGAAAGCTTCTCAGGTCATACTACTGATTATTTCATTAATGATGTTCCAGTTAAGAAAAAAGAGTATGATGCTAGAATTAGTGAGATTGTAGATGAAAATATCTTTAAACTGCTTACCAGTCCAGCTTATTTCAATGAGCAGCTGCATTGGCAAGAAAGGAGGGAGATTCTTCTTGAAGTCTGTGGTGGGATTACAGATGAAAATATTATCGATCAGAACGATAAGCTGAAGAAGCTAGCAGATATTCTTGAGGAGAGAAGCCTTGAAGATCATCAGAAAGTTATAGCTAGTCGTAGGAAAAAGATTAATAAAGAATTAGACAAGATACCAGTTAGGGTTGATGAGGTTTCTCAATCTCTCCCTGAGGTTGACGATTTAGATAAGAGGAAATTGATGCTAAAATTATCCGATAAAGAAGAAGAAAAGAAGATGCTTCAACAATCAATTAGTAGGATTGAATCTGGTGGAGAGGTAGCTAAGAAGACTAAAGAACTTAGAGAGATAGAATCAGAACTCTTAGATATTAAGAATAAGTATAGAGTTGGAATTGATAAAGAGTTGGATAAGAAGCAAGAAAGGTTGGAAGAGATTAGAGATAAGTTTAGAACCGTTGGCACTGATATCAGGATTAAGAATAATGAAATAAAGGTTAACGGGCTAGGTGTAGAGAGGTTAGAGAAAGAGATTGAAAAGCTTAAAGATCAATGGTACAAAGTTAACCAAAGGGAGTTTGAAACTGAACAGGAAGAAGTCTGCCCGACTTGTAGCCAAGAAATCCCACATCATCAATTAGAAGAAGCAAGAGCTAAGGCTCTAGCTAAGTTTAATGGGCAGAAAGCCGAGGAACTTGAAGAGATTAATGCTACAGGCAAAGCTGCTAAGGCCGAAATGCAAAAATTAGAAGAAGAGAATAAAGAGATTTCAAAAGAGGTTGATAAGCTTCAAAAAAAGGCAGATTCTTACCAGGAAAAAGCCCAAAAGTTAAAGGGCGAGATTGAAGAACTTAAGGAGAAAGCCAACCAGGTTAAAGATGATTTTGATTATAGAGTGAAACTCAAAGAGAAAGAGAGCCTTGAAAAGATTATATCTAACCTTAAAGGTGATAAGTCAGAAGAGTTGGAAAAGGTTGATAAAGAAATTAAAACTATCAATAATGAAATAAGCAAGTTCAATAGCCAATTAGCTAAATTTGACCAATATGAAAAAAGTCAAGCACGTATTGAAGAGTTAGCTAAGCAAGAGAAAGAACTAGCAGCTGAATATGATAAGTTAGAAGAACAGTTGTATTTATGTGAAGAGTTCATTAAGACTAAAGTTAATCTGCTAGAAGAGAAGATCAACTCTAAATTTGAATATGCTCACTTTAAGTTATTCGATGAGCAGATAAACGGAGGACTCAAAGAGACCTGTGAGACCCTATATGAAGGTGTGCCTTATAGCTCTGGACTTAATAATGGAGCTCAGATTAATGTAGGTTTAGATATTATCAATACTTTAGCAGAACATTACAAGTTCCAGGCTCCTATCTTTATAGATAATAGGGAGAGTGTAACTGATCTTATAGGATCTAAGTCACAAGTTATTAGTTTGGTAGTAAGTGAAGCTGATAAGGCTTTAAGGGTAGAGTTGGAGCAAAGTGAGATTAAGGAGGCGGTATAAAGTTAATTATATTAAAAGCAACTATTCAAGATTGCCTAATAGTTGCTTTTGAAAGGAGGGTGAAATGAAAGATATAAAAATAAATCCATTTAAGTTTGCCGTTATACAGCATCAACACTATTCAACAATGGTTAAGTTGGGATACGAACATAAAGAAGCAATGGAATTCACCAATCAACTCATTCACAATTTATGTATTATGCAAGTGATGCTTAGTAGTGTTCCATCTAAATTTGATAAAAACTAAGGAGGAATTAGATAATGAGTAATGATGAAGAAAAGAAATATGTCATATGTGCTAAATGTGGTAAAAAAGTTGAAAAGGGAGAAGAAATTAATTATAAAATCAGAAGTATTAGGAATTTTGGCAGAGGTGGAAAGAGAATGAAATTTTGTAGTGGTGAGTGTGCTAAGAATATGCAATTTGCAATGGAATAAACAAACAAACTAAGGAGGAATTAGATAATGAGTAATTTAGCAATGATTAAGAAGGATACTGTGGACGTAGTGACTGAAAGGGTAAGGGATTTTCAACAAAATGGGGAGTTGCAATTACCACCTAATTATAGCCCTGAAAATGCGATGAAGAGTGCTTGGCTTAAATTACAAAGCACCAAAGATAAGAATGGTAAACCAGTCTTAAAATCATGTTCTCAAGATAGTATAGCCAACTCTCTTTTAGATATGGTTGTCCAGGGATTGAATCCAGCCAAAGATCAATGCTACTTTGTAGCTTATGGAAAAACTTTGGTTTTAATGAGGTCTTATTTTGGAACTATGGCAGTAGTTAAACAGTCAGCTGGTGCTGAAGATGTTGATGCTCAAGTTATCTTTGAAGGTGATGACTTTAAATATGAAATAAATCACGGGCGTATTAAAATTTTAAATCATACTCAAAGTTTTACCAGTAGAGTAAAAGGGAATATACTTGGTGCTTATGCAGTAATATCCTTTAAAGATGAACGTCCAGATTATGTTGAGTTGATGACTATAAACCAGATAAAGCAAGCGTGGAGCCAAGGCAAGACCTACAGAGAGGGTGGGAATGGAACCCATCAAAAGTTTGAAGAAGAGATGTGTAGGAAGACAATTATTAACAGGGCGTGTAAGCGTTACATTAATTCTTCTAATGATAGTGGACTTTTAGCAGATAGCTTTAACCGTGCAAATGAAGTTGAAAAAGAACAGGAAGTGCAACAAGAGATTGAGGAGAATGCTAATGGTGAATTTATAGATGTTGATATTAAAGATTCTCCTGAGCCAGATCCTGAACCCACTCCTGATAATTCTAATTCAGAAGTAATTCAAGAAAGAGAACAAACTAGTATGGCGAGGCCTGATTTTTAATGATAGATATAAAGGCTTTGGCATCTTCAAGTAAGGGGAATTGCTATTGGGTTAGCGATGGCAAGACCCCACTCCTCTTGGAGTGTGGGATAAGTTTCAAGGATATTAAGAGAGGGATTGGGTTTAGAACATCAGAGATAGCAGGTTGCTTAATATCACACGAACACGGAGATCATTCGAAGGCTATTAAGGATGTAGCTAGAGCAGGGATAGACTGTTATATGAGCCAGGGAACCGCTGAAGCTTTAGGTTTAGAAAGTCATAGGATCAAGTTAGTATCTTCTAGAGTACAATTCAAACTAGGCACTTGGACTATACTTCCCCTGGAGGTTCAACACGACGCATTAGAACCTTTGGGGTACTTGTTAGTTAATCAAGAGGGAGAAAAATTGTTATTTGCTACAGATACTTATTACATTAAATATAAGTTTGAGGGGTTAACTTATATAATGGTTGAATGTAACTATGCAAAAGATATTCTAGATGAGAATGTTAGGGCAGGTAAGGTTCCTGCAGCACATAGAAATAGATTGCTGGAGTCTCACTTTGAACTTAATAATGTTAAAAAATTCTTGAAAGTTAATGATTTATCTAAAGTAAAAGAGATTCATTTATTGCATCTATCAGATGGAAATAGTGATGAAGGAAGGTTTAAAAGGGAGATCCAAGAGCTTACAGGAAAGATGGTATTCATTGCAGGCGAAAGGAGGATTTAATTTGAGTAGGTATGCAAAGATAGTAACTAAGTTTTGGAATGATGAAAAGATACGCAGTTTATCAGATGATGGTAGAATATTTTACTTATATGTATTAACAGCACCCCATTCAAATATGGCAGGTTATTATCTTTTGCCTAAACCCTATGCAATGTTCGACTTGCAATGGGATATGGAACGGATAGAGAAAGCTTTTGATGAACTGTTAAATAAAGGGTTGATTAAGTATTGTGAGAGCAGTTCTGTAATCCTTATCATCAACTTCTTCAAATACAATCCAATCCAAAACAAAAATCAAGCTATAGGGGTTAATAATAGAGTTGCCGAGCTACCTAAAAACTCTCTAGCACTAGACTTTATGAAAATCTGTAAAAATCACTCTGAGCAGTACTATAGTGAACTAGTTAAAGGGTTGGATAAAGGGTTAGATGAAGGGTTACCCAACCCAGTAACAGTATCAGTAACAGAAACAGATAACAGTAACAGTAATAAGGAGACTGTGGTTAAAAAAGAAGAGGTTTCTAAAGAGGAGAAGGCAGAAGAAAAAGATGTAAAGCTTCATTCTAAATACGGTGAAGTTAGAGATTACATTTTAAATAAAGTACAACAAAGCACAATATCTCGTGAGAGTGATATTAATGGTGACCTTTACAAACATAGCTCAAAAGTTATAAAAAAAGCTTGTGATCTAGCCGTTGCCAAACAAGAGAAAAAGGGTAACTACAGACGAGGAGACCCCAAAAATGGGGTGGATATAAATAGCTATAAGTTTATCCAATGTTTTATCAATGAAGCCAAAGGAGGAAATAAGAGTGGAAGCAATCAACTGGGGAGCAAGGGTGGCAAGAGTTCAAAGAAAAAACCAAAGTACAAGGCGAAGAGAGTTTAAAGTTAATAATAAGGAACGTGTTAATAGACTTTATAAGCAGATCATACAGAGATCTGATATACCTAAAAGATTAAAAAGAGAGACCTTTGAGAGTTATGACACATCTGTAAAAGAGGGGTTTGATAAAAAACTAAGGTTAATTAAAAATTTTACTGAAGCTTATCCAAATCTAGAAGATAGTTTAATCTATTTAGCTGGTAATGTGGGAAATGGCAAGAGCCATCTAGCAGTTGCAGCAGCTAAAGTGATAGCTTATAAACAGGCCAAAGAAATAAATGAAGGAATAAGTGAGTTTATGCCTGCTGAGTTGCCAAGTGGAGAAATATTTTTATTTTATGTTAATTGGAGGAGTGAACTAAAGAAGATCAGGTCCAGTTATAGAAACAATAATACAAAATTTTCAGCAATAGAGTCAATTCAAAAGATGCAAAGGGCTAAAGTATTGATAATTGATGATCTCTTTGCTAGAACTAAAATATCAAGCTCAGATCTAGATGATATATTTGAGATTATAGATTATAGGTATCAGAGGGACAAGATAACTATTATCACTTCAAATAAATTCCCAGCTGAATATTTAACTAGCCTTGAACCAAGTGATTTAAAAGATTACAGGTACAATCCAATGACTAAAGAGGATTTAGATTTAGCAACTGATAGAATCGCGAGCAGGATATTGCATGGTTGTGGAGAGAGAGGCGTTATTGAGTTTGACGGGCCAAACTACAGAATAACGAAAGAGTGAAGAAGGAGTAGTGATAATGGATGATAAATTCTATAAATTCGTTGTTGAGACTTTGACTGAGAACGGTACTATTAATCTTAACCAGTAGAAAGATAGATTTGTAGAGGTAGAGAAAAGTGATAGTGGAGAGAATATAAGAAGAGTAAAGGAGAGTGAAATTAATGACTGGTTTTAGATCTTGCAAGATTTGTGGGGGTTATCTTGTAGAAGGTGAGAATAAAGATCTTTGTTTAGATTGCCAACAGTTTAACAATTTAGTAGAAGTAGAAGTCGTTGTTAAAGGGCTAGTTAGCTTAGGCAATGATGTTATAGAAAATCAGATAAAAACAGCACAAAACATATTGCTTCAAACGATATGCGAAGGTGTAGAAGTAATAATGGTTGGAGATCATTTTTTGCATGATTTATCAAAATTGGATGGAGAAGTTGTAAAAATAGAGTCTAAATTTTCAAAGGAGGGATAAGTGATGAAACCGATATTATTTAATACCGATATGGTTAGGGCTATTCTGGAAGGTGCAAAAACACAGACTAGGAGACCTATCAAATCTCCTACAGGTCATTTCCAAGTGTGTTGTCAAAAAAACAAATTTGATAAAAAGTGGGTTGTGCAGGTTGATGAAAATGAAATGATGTTAGATGAGAATGTTAATCCTCCATATGAAGCTGGAGATATATTATATGTTCGCGAGACATTTATTAAAACAGTAGAAATAGAACTTGATTCTGGCAAGAAAGAGTATCATTATAGAGCCACTCCTGACGACATGATTAAACAAACTCCAAAAGGTGCTATCAAATGGAAACCTTCGATTCATATGCCAAAAGAAGCAGCTAGAATATTTTTAAAAGTTACTGATGTAAGAATTGAGAGGTTGCAGGATATGTGGAATAAAGATGCGATAGCAGAAGGATTTTGGGGTGATGACACCTTTAATGCACAATATTATTTTTGTGTAACATGGGACGGAATGTATAAAACAAAAGGTTATGGATGGGGTAAAAACCCTTGGGTATGGGTAATTGAATTCGAAAGGCTAGAGCAGACAAAACAAAAAGGAGGAAATAAAAATGGCTAATTACATCAAAGACGATGGAAGAATTAAAGCGGTAGCAACTAAGGTGATTAAAGAATCATTCCCTAAACTTGCAAATATCAAAATAGGATATCAATTTATCGATAAGGCAAGGAACTCTAAGGGTAGAACAATCTATGCAGAGGTTAATAAGATACCTGGTAAGATAGATAACTTTATAGACTATGATCTAATTTTGACTGTAGCAGAGGATAAATGGGCAGCTACTAAACACCCTAAGATAAGAGAAGCGATAATTGATGATGCACTAAGGTGTGTTTATTTAATAGAGAAGGAAGGGGCAGATGGATTTCCAAGAAGGTTAGCTGATGATTACTATCAGTTGTCTAATGGTAAGAAGATCAAAGGAGAGAAAGCAGCCAAGGAGGCCCAGCAAGATATTTCAGATTATGATATTAAGCTTTATGACTATGATATTCAAGCTAACTCAAAGAACTTTGAGAAGTTTGGAGCTTGGAGATCAGAGTTAGAGACAATGAAGCACGCTGTTTTACAACCAGGGCTACCCAATATCAGAGCAGTTGGTGATAGATAATGATAAATTACGGTAATCGTGGTGACTGGCTAGAAGAGGCTATAGAAGTAAGCAACAAACAATATCTGTACCAGGGTAAGGCTCTGGTGCAGAAGATTGCTACTCCCGTCAAAGTCTTAAATATCAATCAGGAGACAGGTAGAATTACTAATGGTTTTTATGAGAAAAAGAGTACTGTGGATTATATAGGGATTTGGAAAGGGAGATCCCTTGCCTTTGACGCTAAGGAGACTAAGGTGGAGACTCGCTTTGATTTAAGCAATCTAAAAGAACATCAGTACTTATTTTTAAGTTCTTGGGTGGCCCAGGGAGGGATAGGATTTTTAATAGTTCACTTTGTTACTCTTGATGAAACTTATTATCTTCCTTTTGAAGTATTAGACAGATATTGGCAGAGTATGTTGGATGGTGGTAGAAAGAGCATCCAGTATGATGTGATAGCTAAAGAGGAGCATAAAATAGGAAGTTATGGCTTGATAGTTATTGACTATCTGAGTGTAATTAAGGATGTGATAGTTGATGAGAAAACATCATATAGCAACAGCCCAGAGAATTTGCAAGCTACAGGGAATTGAGATTAAAGTAGAGATACCCGTCTTATGCCCCTTTTGTGAGGTGAAAAAGGCTAGAATCAAAGGTCAAAGGTGGGAGTGCAGTTGTGGTAAGGGAGGCACAATAGAAGAGCTAGAAATACTTGCTAGAGAGGATTATATGGGAAAACGTCCAAAGGCTTATTGGGAGAGTAGAACTAATAAAGGGGTATGTAAATAGAAAAAGGGCAGACCTGTTGGCCTGTCCCTCAAGTTATTAAATATTTGGCTAATATTATTATAACATAGGGGGCGGCTAAAGTGAAGCAGGTAGAGAAGGTATTGTATTCATATAGAAGTCTTAGGAGGGCAAGCAAAAGGCTGAGAAGAAAAGCATGTATGATTGATGATGGTCTAAGGTCTGGGTATAAAGCAGCTGATGTCATCCCTGGTCGATTATCTGCTGTAGCTTATGGAGAGGGCCAACAGGAGAACAATGCAATTAGAAATGATGACTTGCTTAGAAAGGCTAATAGGGCAGACCAGTTAAGGAGAATAATTGAGGAAGATGTAGAGAGGTTAAAAGAAGAAGATCCTAGGTTCGGGGAAGAAATGGCGAAGGTGATTAAATTAAAATATCTAAAGAATTATAGAAATCAGATGATAGAAGCAAAGTTGATTATTAGTGATTCAACTTTGCACAGAAGGAGAGTTAAAGGGCTTAGAGTTTTAGAAAATGGTGGTTTACACTTGTTATATGAGGAGATAATCAATCTAATTTAATAGAGCGAAGTAAAAGTGAAGTGATTTTGAAGTGATTTTGAAGTGAAATTGAAGTACAAGTGAAGTAAAAATTGAAAAATCTATGTTATAATATTTATAATAGAGATTAGATTCAGAATTGAATATTTTTAAGAGCGTTGGCACTCGGCAGAAGCTGGATGCTTTATATTTTGAAGAAAGATAATTGTTTGTTTAGAATAGGTTAAGGCAAGTGGCGAGAATAGATATAGAAGATTAGTGCTAGGGTTGACACTATAAAACCATAGTAGTATAATATGTATATAGACATGTATATAAGTATAAAGTTGATTTCTGGGCATAATAATGGTAGTATCCCTTGCAAAAGGGTAAAAATAAAAAGCTGACTAAGTGTCCTACCACCTAGCCAGCTAGTCTCCGATCGTTATAGCGTTTCTTTAATTAGGATTAAGATTAGTTCTGCTAATAACAAAAGGAGGTATTTTAGAATCAGCTCTAAAATATCGATTGCATTCACCTCCTTTCTGGAGACAGCCGACACCTCGTCCGTGTCGGCTTAATTATTATTATAGCACAGTTTATAATTTAGCTCAAAAACCATATATTTTATTTTAGATCACCCGAAAGGGTGTTTTTTTATTTTTGAAAGGAGGTGTTGTCAATTGAAACTAAAATAGTTAGATGTTCAGCAAAAAGAAATGATGGATCTAGGTGTACTAGAGAAAAAGAAGTGCCGATTAACTTTAAAAAACAATGGCGTTGTTGGCAGCATCCTCCACCAGGAGAACAAATAAAGGTTAATCGAGGGGGAAGGCCAAGTAAGTATGATCCCTCTATAATTCCAAAGGTAGAAGAATGGGTCAACGAAGGATTAACTGACTATGAGATATCAAAAAGACTTGGGATAAATGCTTCGACCTTATATGACTGGAAGAAGAAGTACCCCAAGTTTTCCAAGTCCTTAAAAAAGAGCAAAGCTCAAGCTGATTTTAAAGTGGAAGACTCTTTGTTTAAAAGGGCCAACGGCTATACCTATGATGAAGTCACTCAAGAGTTAGTTGAGAACCCCAAGACTGGAGAGGTGGAATTAAAGCCAGTTAAAGTTGTTACTAAAGAAGTTAAACCTGATGTTACTGCCCAAATATTCTGGTTAAAGAATCGCCAACCAGAGAAGTGGAAAGATAAGAAGGATATTGATGTAACCTCTGGAGGAAAAGAGATATCATCAATGACAGCAGAAGAGCGAGAAAAACGAAGAAAGGAACTAAGGGCCAAATTAGGTGATGATTAATGAAACTAAAGGCAGAAGAGTTTTATGAGTTGTTAGAATTGGATGATGAATATAGAGAATTAAAACTCTTAGAAGCTTATGATGACTTCTGGGAGTTTTGTTTATATATGGACTATGAGTTTTTTACTATAAGAGAGCCAATCCTAAAGGATGTCGCTAAAGCCTTCCAAGAGGTAGAAGAGGGCAGAATAACCTTATTGTACGTTGGTATGCCTCCACGGACAGGAAAGAGTTACATTACTAGTCTTTGGTGTGCTTGGGTTCTAGGTAGAAACCCAACAGAGAGTATAATGAGAAATACCGTTACTGGGACTTTATATAATAAGTTTTCAAATGATATAAGAGATATTATGAGAGGAGATACCCATAAAAGAAGGTATCTAGATGTATTCTCTAACATTAAATTTGCTACTGAAAAGCTAGAAGGCTGGAAGTTGACTACCTCTGAGCACGGAGTCAGTTACTTTGGAGCTGGTGTTGGTGGTACAGTAATAGGTTTGGGGTGTACCAAAGCAGCTATACTTGACGATAGTATTAAAAATGCTGAAGAGGCAATGAGTGAACACGCCTTAGAAAAGAAATGGAATTGGTATGGATCTACTCATAAGTCAAGGATGGAAAGATCTTGCCCTGAGGTTCATATTGCTACAAGGTGGAGCAATCAAGATATACCAGGTCGATTAATTGAAGAAGGAGAGTTTGAAGGAAAGAAGGCTAAAAAGATAGTAATTCCTGCTCTTATAAATGGGAAGTCATATTGTGAAGATATCCATACTACAGAAAAGCTCTTAAAAGAGAAGAAGTTGTTAGATGAAACAATATGGGAGGCAGAATGGCAACAGTCTCCAGTAGAAGCTAAAGGGTTGGTATTTCCTAAGAAAGATTTGAACTACTTCAGATTAGAAGATCTCAATCAAAAGCCAGATGGAATATTATTAGCTGGAGATATAGCAGATGAGGGTGACGATAGTTTATGTTGTCCCTTGGGTTATATCTATGGGAACAAGGTCTTTGTAGTTGATGTAGTCTTTACTAAAGACCCAATAGAGATAACCCAACCTTTAACAGCTGCTTTTATCGATAAATATAATCCTGATAGGGCCAAATTTGAATCTAATAATGGTGGTAAAGGCTTTGCTATGAAAGTAAAAGAGTTAATTAAGGCTAAAACTACTATCAAGTGGGAGCATACTGTTAGCAATAAGCATACTCGAATCTTAATGAAATCAGGGTATATTAAAGAATATTTTTACTTTAGAGAAGATGTAGAAGCAGGAAGTGGGTACGATAAATATCTAAGGGAGCTAACAAGGTATAACAGAACAGGAAAGGTAAAGCATGATGATGGAGCAGATGGTACTACAATGCTTGCTGAAATGATGGATAGTTCTGGTGTAGTAGAAGAGCAGTACCTAGAATGGGATTGGTAAGGGGGTGATTAGATGTCGATAAGCAATGCAGAAAGGGCCAACAGATTTTACAACAATGAAGTCTATGATAACGATTATATTAATGAGTTTGACCTCTTTGATGAAATAGAAGAGAGGTTTAACCCTATTCCTAAGATAATTTCGATAATGGCAGCGTTGGCCCTTAGAAAAGAGATAGGGATTGAAATAACTGAGAAAAGTGATATTAAATCAGAAATTTCAAAGGCTAAGATAGAAGAGATTTGGGAAGATAACTCTATCCAAGATATGAAGTATCAAATCGCTATAGATCTATTGCTTAATAAAAAGGCTTATATAGAATTAGTTAAGAAAGAAGATTCTATCATACTAGTACTTCACGATCCTGATAATGTGGATTATAAAGCGGGCCAATACTGTAAAATTGAAGGTATTAAAGAAAGCTTTGATTTTACAAACAAAGAGTTTAAAGAGGTTGAGGTAGTCAAGGAATACTATAATGTCAAGGAAGGGGTAGAATCTTACAGGAGACTTATTGAAGTAGAAGGTGGGGAAGAAGTGATTAATCAACCTTTAGCTTATGACTTCATCCCAGTTATAGAGTTAACCACCGACTATGACCTTGGCCCAGCTTTGGATAAGATAGATAATATAAATGAGATGAGGGCTTTTGCTCATAATATATTCTATTTACACGGAGATCCTCCAATTATTCAGTCTGGTGAAGAGAATAAGAAGATGGGCCAAAAGTCTAAGGATAAGATGAGAACTGCTAGAGGGAAGCAGGTTAAGATATTAAATATAGGTGAGAATCAACTTAAGTATTTGGAGATGCAGGGCAACGTACTTAAAGTAATGTTAGAGGATATCAAAGAGTTGAAGTTAGAGTTAGAGAATGAGTATCCTGAGTATGTCTTAGCAAGTATTCTCTCCAAGGGCAATCCTTCAGGTGATGCTATAGAGCAGAAGGCAATAGAGATTATAAATAGAGTAGAGAGTTTTAGGAGTGATCTAGATAGTGGGCTTACTAAAGTTAATAATTTGGCCCTTAGGATGTTAGGGGAGAACACTCTAGATCATAATATAGCCTTTGGAGGAATACTGCCTTCTAATATTAAGTCCTTAGTAGACGTTATTAAAGAACTTAGGGCTATTAAGATGATAAGCAAAAAGACGGGTCTAGATAAACTCCATGAATTTATTAAGGATTCTACAGCTGAACTTAAGCAGATCTTAGAGGAAGATGGTTGGGATAAGAGTGATATAGAAAGAGCATTGGAGGGGGATGATATCTAATGCTTATTCACAGAATTGAGGAGAGGTTAGAAGAGGAAGAGGTTGCTGGTAAATATACTACAATGCTGGATAAACTTCTAGAAAGGGTTGAAGATGAGCTTAAGGATATGTTTGTTAAGACTAATATTAAAGGTAAGTGGTCTTCAACTGAGCTCAATAAATATAATAGAAAGCTTAAGTTAAGAGATCAGATAAGGGCCAACATCAAGCAGTATAAGAATGACTTTAAGAAGGAATTTAGAAATGAGCTAGAAGCTAAGTATAAGCAAGAAGCCCTTTATATCCAAGACAACCTAAGTACTGTGATAGATAAAGATTTTAGCAGGCTACCTACTAGAGCTATAAAGACTCAAGTAATTGATGATGTGACTATAGCAGGTAAGAAGTTAGGTGAGTACTTAGATAAGTTTAGTGTTGATTTTGCTTTTAGGGTAGAGCAGGAGATATTTGAAGGGATAGCACTTGGAGAGAACCCCAGAGAAGTTTCTAGGAGGTTGGCCCGTACAGGTAAGGTGGGAGCTAAGAGGGCAGAGGACACCACAAGAAGCTGGTACAATAAAATCATCAATGAATCTACCTTTGATGTCTATCAGCAAGCAGGGATCCAACAGTCTAGGTATATAGCAACTCTTGATGGTCGTACATCTGCCATCTGTATTACTAGACATAATCAGATATACACAGTAGAAGAGATAAGAAAACTCCTTCCTGCCCATTGCAGGTGCAGATCAACTGGGATACCGATTATAGATGGGGTTAGCCAATCTAAGCCTAATGATTATAAAGATTGGATTCTTGATGGCAGGAGAAGTATGCAGCAATTAAATAAAACCTCTAGCAAGATACAACAAGCTTATAAAGCGGGCCAAATCAAGAAAAAGGATAAAGATAGATTTGAAAAGGTATTAAACAGAGCTTTTAGAAATGCTAGTTAAATTCCCAGCGATACTTTGAAGACGGGCCAACACGGACGGAAGAGAAGTTGAAGATGGGATTTTATTATTTAAAGAATAAAATTAACGGCTTGATAGTTTAGGACGTATATCGGACTAGCTATTAAAACGAATAGGAGGAGAAAGTTATGAGAGATTATGTTGAAAGTATTCAAAAGAAGATAGTTATGGATCTACAGCTATTTGCTGGTGGAGATGGTGAAGGGGAAGGTGGCGATGATGATCCAGAGGGCGATGATGACCCTGAGGGCGATAGTAAACCCTCTGAATTGGAGAAACTACAAGAGCGACTAGCAAAGATGGAGGAAGATAATAAGAAAGAATTAGACAAGTATAGAAATCAGGTTGGAAAATTAAAGCTGGAGCTTAAGAAGAAAGAAGAAGAGGGGTTAAGTGAAGAAGAGAAGCTTAAAAAGAAGGCTGAGGAGTTAGAGGAGAAGGAGAGGACGTTGGCCCTTAAAGAGTTGGAAGCTTTTAAGTCTAAGGCTATTGCCGATACCAAGTCCAGCTTGGATTATAATTCTAAAGTGGGTAAGTTGGCAGATTTTATTCATATTACAGATCAGACTGAGGAATCAGATATAGAGTCTTCAATTGAAAAACTTAAAAATCTTGAAGTAGCAATTAGAGATCAATTGATTAAAGAATTAGAGGAGGGTGGTAGTGTTCTTATTCGCTGTAAGAAAAAGAAAGAAAACAAAGTTAGTTCTAATGTAAAGAAGATTATTGAGAAGAAGAAGAAACAAAAAGATAAAACCAGCTTTAAGGTAAAAGGTTGGTAATAGGAGGGATAATTAATGAAGAGAGTAAGAGCACATTCAAGAATTAAAGCTTTTATTTTAAGTGATTCAGTTCTTTCAGCTATGACTAAGACCTTTGATATTGATTTATTACCTAAGGTAAGTGTCATTGAGTGTGGAGTTGTAGTAGGAGAGGTCAAAGAGACTGGAAAGGCTAGGCTATATACCAGGGCCAACGTCAAAAATGCAGGGGCTGATATCACAGAGTTAGAGCTAGATGTACCTGTAGTTCCATTTGTAGTTGGTGATAAGGTTAGCATTGGAGAAAGTGAGGTTAATATTACTGGTGTCGACTATAAAGGAAAAGCCATTACAGTTGATTCTGCAGTAACTGTATCTGAAGGTGATGCTATTAAAGGCACAGATGGAAGTGAGACTGCTATTGGTTTGCTTAGAAATAATTTAGAGTTGGTTGGTAATTTTGCAGATGAAGACCAGCAAGAAGCTGTGGTTGATGTTGGAGTGGTAGCTGAAGATATGATTGATTTATTGGATGATAATGCTAAAGAAGATCTTAAAGGGATTACCTTTAGAAAGATAAATAGATAGCAAAAATAGTTAAGGGGTGGTAAATGTGAAGAATGAATTTAAGTTGAAGATGGATTTACAAAGATTTGCTCTTTCAGGGTTAAGAGAGCCAATCTTTACTCAGGAAAATGTAGATGCTTATATGAAGGTTGAACCAGTTGGCCCGTATTTGGGTGATGACTTATTCCCAAATGTAGACCAAGATGACAATAAGATTGAGATTGTTAAAGGTGGTCAAGCTAGAGTGCCAATGGCTTATGTTCAAGCTTTTGATGGAGTGGCACATAAAATGGGAAGAGAGGCATCTGCTGAGAAGATCTATGAGCGAATGGATCCAATCAAGATTAAGATGAGTATGAGTGAGAGGTTGTACTTTAAATATGCTAAAGGGTTAATTAATGATATCTTTACCGATCAGATGTTGGGCGAAGTTGCCAAGGTATATAAGGCGATTAAGGATAAAATTGAGTTTATGAGAATGGAGGCTTTATCTACTGGTAAGGTTGTTTTAGATGAGGCTACAGGCTATAAAAGGGTTGTAGATTTGCTTTTAGATGATGACCATAAAGCTCAGATTACTTCTGATGTTGATAAGTGGGATGACTTAGAGAACTCTGATCCTATCGAAGATATGTTAAGATGGGTTGAAGAGTTAGGATTAGAGGGTGCTTGGGCTTTAACTTCTACTAAAATTGTAAGATTAATTCTTAGAAATAAGAATGTAAGAAGAGAGTATTATGGAGACCAGATTAGCCCTCATAAGAGATTAACTCTAGATCAGTTAAATGATTACCTTGAAGGCTTAGGACTACCTAGAATAGGAACTTATGATAAATATGGGTGGGTTGAAGGCAAAGGAGGAATATTGACTAAGAAGAGATTTTTAGCAGAGGATAAGTTTGTTATTCTAGGATCCAATCCTCCTGGGGAAACTCAAAGGACTGAATCTGTAGAGCAGCTTAAAGGAAATAATATTGTAACCTTAGAAGATAAGATTGCAATTAAGCAATGGGAAACATCGGAACCCGAAATGGTATGGTGGAAAGGTGCTGCTATTCAATTTCCAGTTTTGAGTGACTTTGATAATATCTTTACTGCTACAGTTATATAGTTAAAGCTAGTGGCAACTGTTCGGGATTACCGGATAGTTGGCCCTTAAATATTATAAGGAGGTTGAGAATATGAAAGCTAAAGTGTGGACTAAGGTTAATGGACAATGGTATAAACCAGGAGAAGAACTTCCTACTAGCAAGAAAGGTGGAACAACTCCTGAGGCTGATGATAAAGGAGATTCTTTCAAGCTAAGTGATTTAACTATAGAGGAGATTAGACCTTTGATTGATGAGTGTGATGATTTAGAGCAATTGAAGAAGTGGTTTGAAGAAGAGAAAGCAGGTAGTAAAAGGAAAGGGGTTCTAAGTTCTTTAAAGGATAAAAAGACAGAGTTAGAAGGTGAATAATATGCCTAAATATATAGACTTAGAGTTTGCTAAAACTTACTTGAATTATATCAATACGGACTCCTTTGAAGGTAAGCTCCAGATTATAATTGATGGGGTTAACCAAAAGATAGCCAAGGGAACTGATAATTCAGAGCCTGATGCAGAACTTAAACTTTTAGCAGCCCAATGGGTAGAGTATCAATGGTCAAAGATACCTGGAGCAGGAAAGCAAAAGGAGAATGATATAAGTATTGATTATGCTTTAAATGAAGATGGAATCCCGATTGATTTTGCTAAGGTAATGGAGTCTTATTTGGATGAAGAGGAGATAGAAGATGATGACGAAATGGTAGTTCAAACCATTTAGGAGTGGTACTATGTATGATAGAGTGGTTGAAGTTACAAGGGCCAAAGATATAGAACAAAATGACGGGCCAACATCTTATCCAGATCCCAATGATGATATTCAAGAAGTTGTCTTTGAAGAATATCATTGCAGCATAGAGGAGAGGGTCAATTACTCTGGCGGGGAAGGTGGTCCACAGTTATCTGGTAAGGCAACTATGAAGGGCCAACTTACCGATAAGTTAAGAGAAGGTGATCTAATAGGTAAGGAATTCAAGATTATAGGACTGCCGAGGTTGGCCCGAAGAGAGACTATTTGTAATTTGGTCAGGATAAGTTGATATGAGTTTTATAGAGGTGGAGTGGGAAGATCTAAAGGGGAATATAAGACAGTTAGAAAAAGTTAAGACTGATATAGAAAATGAACTAGATAGGATAATGCTAAGAGCCGCTATGATACTGGAAGCCGAGCTAAAAGTAGTTATCACTGATATGGGATTAATTGATACTGGATATATGAAAATGAATATTCATAGCACAGTTGAGAAGATGTTTTTAGGAGAAGTTGTAGGGCGAGTCTATTCAAATACCCATTATATTAAATATCTAGATGAAGGAACAGACAGAATCAAAGCCTACAAATTTACAGAGATAGCTTTCTATAGGGCTGAACCTAAGATCATTAAATTTCTGCAAAGGGAATTAGGAAATATAGGATGGGGTAGGAGGTGGTTTTATTGAAGTTAACTTTAACTAAAAAAGGTGATTCTAGTGGTGAGATACTTTACGAAGGCCAAAGTGTAGTGTTGAGTTATGATTCAGAATCTAAAGACATTATTGTTGATGAACAAGAGTACGTTCTTCATATCGAAGATGAAGATGTGCCAACAATAGAAAGTGATGAAATGGTTGGTTGTATTCTAAGAAAAGCCGCCGAAAAAGGTATAGATGGGCTTGACTATCAAGTAGTTTCTAAAGTTTTAGAATTGGAAGAAAGTTTCTTGAAAGAAAAAGGGGTTATTAATTCGCCCTAACACTAAAAAAAGGGGGTGAAAGATATGAGAGCGTTCGAACCGAATATCAACAATTTATACGGAGAGAGTCAAACAGAATTATTTGATAGATTTTTAAAGTGGAAAGAAGAACAGGAAGGAAAAGAAAAAAGTTATAGAGAAAAATTTTCTTTAACTCGGCAAGAAGATGAGCTTCTAAAAAGGATATTCGATTTGTTTAGAGACGAAGATATGACTTTTAAAGAAACTCATAAACTTGCCTTGAAATTGCCTGATTTACTTCATTACTTCCATGCTAATAAAAAGCTTTAGGAAGTCAGAAAGGCGGTGATTCTATGTGTTAAGTATATTCAATAGGTTAAAAAAAGAGTTATCGACTATAGATATACTACAGAAGGTAGATAGGCATAGTAGAGAGAAGGAAATAAGCAAGTTGCTTTATGGTGCTACTATTCAGTTTAATGAGATTAACAAGTACAAGGGTAGAAAAGGTAAATTTAAAGATTTAATCTTCATCAACTTATATTCATCTGATAAAAAACAAGGGGATCTAAGGGCCAAAGACCTTCAAGAGAGAGTGGTTAAGCTCCTTGACGAAGCAGATCTATCTAATGGGAATATAAAGACATATCTAGTGGAGTTAAGAAGTATGCTAGAAGCTAGTTGGAATGAAAAGTTAAATGCTTGGCAAGGGGTAGTTACTTTGGAAGTGAGGTGGAGTGATGGGGTTAGTTAATGTAATGAAGGAATCTGAGTCTATTATAAAAGGTAGTACCCAGATTAAATATAGTAAAAAAACTAGATACACTCACTTTATAGCTGAAGATTATCCAGCTTTATGTATAGAGCCTGAGGGCCAACATGAAGAGAGTAGACAATTAAGGCAGACTACCAAGGATGAGTATTTTGAGTTGGCCCTTTATTATTTAGAAAAGGCTGACGTTAACAGAGATATGACTCAGTTTATAATTAAGGTTGAGAACTTAATAGATACTTTAAGGCAGAGCGGGAACCTTAATCGTTCTGTTCTTTCTTTTGAGATAGGAGTTAAGTATCTTGATAGATCACAATCAGATAATATAGAACATATAGGACAAATAACTATAAAAGGGAGGTTGAAATAAGATGGCTATAGGTGAAAATAGTAGTACTTATATCGGTCTTCAGACTGATAAAGATACAGAAGCTGCTCAGCTGGTCAAATTACTTGCTACTTCAAATAATTTAAAGACCAACGTGGATTCTATAACCAGTGATGCGTTGACTGGTAATAGATTCACAGAGGATGAGGCAGTAGTAAGTGAAGATGTAGGTGGAGATATTAGTTTAGAGCTAACTAAGGATACACTACCTTATCTTCTTTTGTTAGCAGGTTTTGAAGAGAAGGAAGAGCCAGTTGTTGAAGGCGAAGGGTATAGACATACCTTTACAGTTGCCAAGCAGTTAAAAAGGTGGGCAACTATAATCAAAGAACTAGCTGATGAAGATTATTATGAAGTTTACAGTGGGTGTAGGATTAATCAGTTGTCTTTATCTGTTACTAGCAAGGCTTATATTACTGCTACAGCTTCTATTTTAGGAATTAAAGGTAATGAAGTGGATGGGGAGCTGGAGTTGGGCGGTTTAAGTGAGGTGATGGATGATAGGCTTATTGCTTTAGATACTACTGTTAAGTTAGAGGATATTGATATAACAGGAGATCTTAATGAGTTTAGTTATGATCACAATAATAACATTAAAGCTGATGATTTCCCGATTAATAGTAGGTATAGAAGGAATTTAAGAGCTCAATCTAGTAGCTCTAGCCTACAGACTAGTACAGACTTTAATAAGGATGAGTTCTTGGTCAATAAAGCTAGATTAAAGGATGGGGAGTACTTAGACTTAAAACTTAATCTTACTGATGAGATAACTTTTTATTATCCAAAGATTAAGATAAATGATATTGACGCTCCAATAAGTGGACCAGATGACATCACAGTATCTTTAGATGCTAATGTTTTATATGACAGGGTAGAAGGAACACCTGTTAAGGTGGAAATTATAAGTGATAAGGAAGATAAATATTAGTGGTGATAAAGGCGGCTTTAAAATGGTCGTCTTTTTATTTTTAATTATAAAAATTATAGAGGAGATGATTTATATGGCAAGGATTGATGAAAAGATTAGAGTAGAAAGAGAAGATGGAAGGTTTGTTGAAGGGAGAAGATGGCTTAATCTTGGCCAAAGAAGAAGGTTTAAAAGCTTACGATTAGATGATGAAATCGTATTAGGTAAGAATAAAGAGACTAGGCTAAAGATGAATCAAAGTGAGCAGACGGATGAAGTTCTATGGCTTGCCAACAAGTTAATCACCGATTGGTCAGCAGGAGAAGATATTAACTTCCATACTATTAAAGAGAATTATGAGTTAGCTGATTTGATTGAGGAATTTGTGGAGGAAGTTATTGAGATTAATAACCTTAAGCCTGAAAAAGAGGACGAGGAAGAAAAAAACTAGAGAGAAAAGAAGTTCTTGAAGTTTGCAGAGCATTTATAAAAGGGCAGGGGAGGCGTGATAGAAAGGGCCAACTGTTAATTGAAGAGATCCAAGAGGTTGGTTATAAGTGTACTACTACCTTCAATGGGAAGTGGGAGCTTAAATTTTTGCCTTATGGGGATTCTCTTGGCTATGATAATCACCCTGCCCTTATGATGGATAGGATTAATTTGATTATAGGGTGTATGAACCAAGCTATAGAGGAGAACAAACCTAAAAATAATAAGTAGGAGGTGGAGATAATGAATAGAGCAGCTGTTTTAGATATGCTTATCAGGGCTAGAGAGGATCTAAAGGGATTTGATGCTACAGTTAGATCTGTAAGAGGTCTTGATAGAGAAATGAGGGGTTTAGCTAGATCTGTCGAAGCCCAAAGCCGTAAGATGATGGCTTCTATTGAGAAGATGCGTAAGTCTTGGATGAAGGTTAATAATGCTTTAAAGACTGTTCGTAATTCAGCATTGGCCCTATTTAGCATTATAGTAGCTAAGAATTCAATCCCAATAAAGCTTTATGCTGATTTGGAGAGGGAATTATCTAATGTTAATACTCTACTTAATCTATCTAGAGAAGAGCTAAAGCAATATGAAGAAGGTTTAATGTCCTTATCTAATCAAACGGGTAAATCAGCTGTAGAGTTAAGCCAAGGGTTATATGATGTAGTAAGTGCAGGTGTATCAGCTGGTAATTCTTTAGGTGTATTAGAACAGGCTACCAAGGCAGCCCAAGCGGGCCAAACCCAAGTTAATACTGCAGTTAGAGCTGGTATATCGACTATTAATGCTTATGGAATGTCTATAACAGAGTTAAATGATGTTTATGATATTCAATTTAATACTGTTAAGAATGGTATTATCACTTATGAGCAGTTGGCTAGTAATATGGGTAAGTTGATTCCATCTGCTGCTAGGTTAGATGAAGAGTTGGCTAACGTATATGGATCTCTTGCTTTCTTGACCCAACAAGGCCAAAGTGCTGATCAAGCTAGCACATCACTTGCTAGGGCTTTTGATGAATTATCTTCAAGAGCAAGTGATATATCAGATGAGTTAGGGATAAATGTTTTTGATGAAGTTGGAGAATTTAGGGGACTTCCTGCAGTTATGGAAGAGATGAGCGAAGCTCTAAGAGATTATTCTACAGAAGAACAACAAGCAAGATTGCAAGCAATAGGTTTTGGCGAACAGGCAGCAAGAGCAATAACACCTGCTATCCAAAACTATGAACAATTTGAAGAGATAATTAATGATGTTGCAGACTCTACAGGATCTATGGATGAAGCACATCAAAGAGCAGTAGATAATATTTATCATCAAGCTAATCAATTAAGGCAGATTGTAATCAATAATGCTAGAGCTTTTGGTTCAGCCTTTGAAGAAGAGGTATTAATGATAATTGATAGATTAAAGGAATGGGCCAACGCTACAGGACAATTGGTACAAGAGAATCAAGAAGCGATAAAGACGGTAATCTTGTTTGCTGCTAGATTGGCTGGAACTGTTGCAGTTATAGCTACTGTTGCTAGCGCTATAATGATGTTGTTAACCCCCCTAGGGTTAGTTGGCACAGGAATAGCTATTTTGTATGCATCTTGGAGATTAAATCTCTTTGGAATGAGAGAAATAACTCAGGAAGTAATAGATGATATAAAAGCGATATGGGAGTCTTTTAAAGAAAGCAATATAGCACAGTTAGTAATAGAGTTTGTAGGAGAGACCTGGGAAGCGATTCAAGAAGGCGATTTAACCACAATATTACAACAAGCAACTAAATTGGCGATAGGATTAAAGTTAACTTCGGGTGCAATAGCAGGGTTTAAAAGTGCTTTGATAGGTGCGAGTGCATTGTTTGGAAAAGCTGTATCTCCTTATACTTTAGCTGCAGTATCTTTGGCGGTTCATTTAAGGGAAGCGCAAGGAGAAGAAGATTTTAGAGCCTTTGGTGCTAATATGGCTGTTGCATTAGCGGCAGGTTTAGGAATAGGTATGTTTACTGGAAGTCCTCATGCAGGTGCATTGGCATTTACTGTTGTACTTAATTTAAGGATTGGTGAAAGAATAGATGACAAGATAAATGAGATAAGAGATAATATGGCAAGAAATATAGAAACATCAGGTTTTAGAATGGAAATGCAACATTATAATAATACTATGAGAGAAGTGATGCCTTGGCGCTATAGAGAATATGAAGTTGGAGGATATACAGGTGATGATATTCCAATTAATGAAGTTGCAGGTGTGGTGCATGGTGGTGAATGGGTTGCTCCTGCATGGATGGTGCAAGATTCTGGATATGGTTCTATAATTCAAGAACTAGAAAGAAAGAGGCAAGGGTTTAAAGATGGTGGTTATGTAGGTTCTAACTTATCTACACTACAAGATTCAGGTCTTGATAATACTGCTTTATATGGAATATTAGAAAATCTCGCCAAGATAGCCCATGATACAGAAGAGTTTGCAGAGATAGTCAATGTTATAGCTTCTGTTAATGATCTTAAAGTTGGATTTGAAGAGCAGATTAACAAAATTCAATCTGAAGCTAAAGAAATTGAAGAAGAACATCTTAATTTGTTAGATGAAATAAAAAATGGTCAGGATAATCAGACCCAGACGTTGGCCCAAGAATTATCTAATTTGGCAAGTAACTTCTCTGGCTTTGCTAGTCAAATGCAACAAGCTACAGGTAATGAAAGTTGGGGATTAGCTAATAACTTATTAGGCTCAGCTCAACAAGGATATCAAGGTTTTCAAGCGGCAAAAGGCGCTAGTAGTGCTTTGGGTATGGCAAGTGGTGCTTTAGGTGTAGCAGGAGCAGGAGTTATGGCTTATAATGCTATTTCATCTTGGAGTGATAGGAGAAACCAAGCAGAAAGGGATAAGTTTGATGAAGCTAATGAATTAGCTAGAGAGCAAGTAGAGATAATGAAGAGAATTAGCCAAAATACAGCTCAAACTGCTAACAATATAATAAAGATGACAGCTAGTCATTCAACTATGTCCAACATTAGAACAGGTGAAGATTTTTTAGAAGGACATCTTAAATTAGTTAAAGAAAATAGACCAGATTTTATAGACGAAATATCTGTTTATACTAACAGAAGCAGAGACTACTGGTCTTCTAAATCTGAAACTGGTCACTATGGAATACATGATTTCTTAGAAACCGCTGGATATGATATGAGCCGTTGGTCTGATGTAGATTCTATGTCTTTTGACGAATTAAAAGAGTTTAATAAAGTAGTCCAAGATGTAACAGACGAAGAAATTAGAAAAGTAGCAGTTGATGTGGCAGGTACGAGTAGTCGGTTGAGAGACAGACATACAGACCATAATTTTGATGAGTTTCAAGAGCAGTTAGATGAATACGTGCAGATGGTTAAAGATTTAGAAGAAGCAAGCCAAACATTCCAACAGTCAGTAAGATATGAGTCCTTTGAAAGTGTTGAATGGGTGGAAGAATCAGCAGCATTAGAGCAATACCGAGAACAGTTAGAGCAGTTATATGTTACAGCAGGCAGAGATCCTAATGACTATGCTGAGGATATTGAAAGTAAAATTGAACAATATGCAGAAGATTTTGAAGATGGAGGAAAGAGAATAGTTGTTGCAATGCAAGATGTAAGAAGCAGTTTTGTAGATTCTTTTGCAGATGGAAGTAGTTTATTTGAATCTTTCGCAATAGGCATAGGTCAATCATTTACTACGCTCTCCAGGGATATTTCTCAAATTATGTATGACAACGTAATTGGGGAAGAGGATGGGCTAGATGATAGATTTAATGTTTTATTTGGAGAAGCAGCTGATTCTTTAGCAAAATATGGTGGTGATAATCCAGTAACCCATATTGATGACTTTTTTGCTGATAGTAATGAATATGACTCACTATTGAAAGATATGGAGACTCTGAGAGAAGAAACTGAAACAATGGATATTCTTTGGGATTCAATAAGAGAAGATATGGAGGAAATAGGATATACATCTGATGAGATTGATTTAGTGATTCCATTAACTGAAGCAGAGAGACAAGCAAGGGAGTTAGCTGATACTGTATCTAATTCATTATCTAGTGCTATGAGAACGGGATTTGAATCAGGTTCTTATTATGATTTTACTAGGTCAATGGGCCAATCAATTTATGATGAAATTACCAATAGTATGTTTAATGCTTTTGCAGATTCTCAAGTATATCAAGAAATGTTTAGTGATTATTTTGACTTTGATTCAGAAGAGTTCCAAAAAGAGATAGAAGGTATGAATGACCAAGAAGTATTTGAACTTATGATGGAGAGAGATAAAGACTTACGAGAACAAATTAAATCTTGGGGCTATGCTATTGATCAAGATAGGGTTCCACAAGGGGAAGAGTCTTCGAACAATGGTGGATCTGATTATTATAGCGGAGCCAGTGTAAGTGGGGAAGAAGCTACTATTATCAATCAAAAGTTTATTTTTGCTCCAAATATCGATAATTTATATGGAGAGAATCAAACAGAATTATTTGATAGATTTTTAGAGTGGAAGGAAGAGCAGGAAGAGAAGCAGGCTTAAGGTCTGCTTCTCTTTTTAATTGAGGAGGTGGATTGTGGATTATGCCTTTTATAGAGGTTAGCAATAAGTTTAAGGATAATAGTAAGGATTTCAAATATATAAATGACCATAGAGTATCGATTATTAACATTACTAAGAATAAAGATATTACTGATTATATTAGTTCTGATACCATTAATCAAAGCAATGAAGAGAAGTCTAAACAAGGAAAAAGTTCAACCAATACCCTTGAGTTTAAGGTAGATCTAGATCGATATGAGAGTTTGGAGATAGAGGAGGTAATAGAAGAGGGAGATTTGATTCAACTTATAGATTCTTTTGCTGGAGAAGAGATTACTCTTTTTACTGGCTTTGTAAAAGGGGCGAAAGCTACTCACAAGAATATTGAGCATTCTTTTGATATTAAGGTCTATGATAAGCTCTTTAATGGAATAAGAGGGAAGTTTAATGAAGATGAAGTATTGGTGGCTAAGTATGTATGTAATGGTGATGATAAAAGTAATTCGTTGGCCCATATTTTAGCCTACAAGATGGGTTTTGGTGATGAAGAACTTAACTTTGATGATGTTAAAGGAGCAGAAGGAAATCATTTAATTACTCATTATATCTACTGGGAAAAAGATAAAAAGATATTAGCAGAGTTTACCGAGTTGGTGGATGCAGTCTGTGGTAAGTTGTTTGTAGATCATCAAGGTAAGCTGACTTTTATGACCCCTTTTCATAATGAGATAGAGGAAGATATAGAATATAAGATTGACCAGAATGTTAAAAAGCAGATTCAAGCAGAGCCAATGGAAGCTCAATATGATAAGGTGGTAGTTAATTATTCTCAGTTTAGAATTGAAGAAGAGCAGGTAATCTGGCAACTAATGGGCCAACACTACCAGGAGGATTTAGATTTAGCTAACTTTGAAATAGTACCAAGTGATGAAGAATGGACTAACTGGCTTAAGTTTTCTTATGTTACACCAATCTGTATCGATATTATAGATGAGGTAGAAAAGTTATTTGAAGATAAGGATGGTAAGCAGATAGAGGTAGAATATCAGCTTGAGTATGATCGTACTGGAGGAAAGATAAGATTTAAACCTGCAAAAGATGATTTTATCTATATAAGAAGGTTTAAGATGTATGGGAAGCCTTTGGCTAAGATAGATGGCAATCAAGTAAGTTATACGGAAAGGGATTACGTTGATAATGAATTGACTATAGACAATAAGTATATTCAAACTCTTCAATTAGCAGGATTAAATGCCCAATATTCATATCATTTTAATTGTAGGGATAGGGTTAAGTATAAATTTGATACCTATCTAAGCACCTTTATTCAGTTAAATAATATAGTTGAGCTAGATACTATAGATATAAAAGATAGTGGTGTAGTAAACAGGTTTAGCCATAATTTTAAGGGGAAGAAGACTTCCTTGGAGTTGATTAAGTACCTTCCTTATCAATTCGATAATTCTTTAGTTGATACGGTGCAGGCTGATGGGTCAGATTTAGATGCTATAGTAAGGCTAGACCAGATTCGCAGAAATGCAGTTACTAAGTATAATACTCCGCCGTTGGCCCCAGAGAATTTAGAATATAATTTAAGTGAGGGTAAGGTAGAAGTTACTTGGGATGAGGTCAAGCGTGAAGATATAAAAGGTTATTATATTTATATAGAGTCGGAGGTTGGTGGATCTAAGAAGTTTGTACCAGCTAACTTGGCAGAGTTTAATGTGAAGGGTGGGTTGGAGTATTCAATACAGGTATCAGCTGTAACCTTTAATGATATAGAAAGTCAAAAGTCTGATTCTATTACAGTTATTTATCCACTTCCTCAAAAGGCTGATTTCATAGAAAGTGCCTGTAGATTTAGAAATAACATTTTTTTAAGGTGGAGTTCTCCGCAAGAGGAGGGCAATAAGGTATATGAGGTAAGATTAGATGATAATTTCGGAGAAGAAGAAGGTTTAGTTTATCTTGGCAGCTCCAAGAGTTGCACCTTTAATGACATAAGGAACAGGGAATATACTTTTTATATTAAATCTTTTAGTGCAGTTGGTTATTCAGAAGAGACTGGAATAATTACATTAGAGAACCCTGTACCTGGTCAACCGTTGGCCCCAGATGCCTCAACCTTCTTTGAAAAAATAATAGTAGAGGTTAATCCCTTAAATGATCCAACAATTAATGGTTACTATCTCTATCTTAAAAAAGAGGGCGAGGAAGAGAAAAGATATAATATAGAAAAGTTAGATAAATACGAGTTTGCAGCTGTTCCTGAGGAAGAATATCAAATAAGAGTATCAGCTTATGATGTCTTGGGAGAAGGTGAGAAGTCTGATCCTGTATCAATTACTGTAGACAGCCTTCATATACCAGATGAGGCGATAAATGAATCAAAGTTAACTGAATCGTTAAGAGGTGAGATTGCTAAGATACCAGGTATTGAATCAGACTTAGAAAGTATAGGAGAAATTCCTGAGAATATAGAGCAAAGAATTGAAAGTGCTGAGAATGATTTATCTGATGCCAAAGAGAGATTAGAAGGAGTAGAAGAAACCGTATCTGAAAATTCTACTAGTATAGAGAAGTTGGATGGAGAGATTAAATCTAAGGTATCTCAAACTGAATTAGATGCCGTAGAAGGTAGGGTTAGCAAAGCTGAGACTACTATAACTCAACAAGCAAGTCTTATAGAAAGTAAAGTAGAACAAGAGGACTTTGATACCTTAGAAGGTACAGTGTCTAGTCAAGGGACTAGGATAGCTCAAACTGAGACTAGTATTGAATCGAAAGCAGAGCAATCAGAAGTGGACACAATAAGTGGGAACGTTTCTACTAATACCTCTGATATAAATCAAAATGCTAATAATATATCCACAACTGTACAGAGATTAGATGGTCACGATAGCGATATCAGTCAAATCAATCAAAGAGCAGATGAAATCACCTCTACTGTTCAAAAGGTTAATCAAAGGGCTAATCAATCAAGTATAGTAAAGCCAGAAGGGGGTACTTTATTTCATTTTGATAAGCATTTGAATAGTACTGATGGTGTTGAACCCGTAGGCGCTCCTGTAGCAACTATAAGACCAAATGAAGGTAGATTTGGTGGAGCAGTAGCAGTAGAAGAAGGTACAGAAAATTTAATTTACACAGAGGGATTATCTACTAATGGTGCTATTGTGGATGAAAAGGACTATGATATATTACCAGCCGGGTTACCTTTGATGGTTGATGATATAAAAGATGCGATTTACACTACATCTAATTGGGGCAATTTATTAAATTTACCTGATTTGATTTTAAAAGATGGTGAAAGTTTCACCTTAAGTTGTTGGGCTTATTTTGAAGAAGACTGTGTTCAGAACAGACTTTCTATTTATGCTTGGGGTGGTGGTAGTAATGGGACAATAATAGCAAGAGAACATTATCCTAGGGGAAAATGGACTAAAGTTAAATTGACAGTAAACAATGATAGTGGAGGAACTAAGGGATATTATAATAGTTTTAGATTTGAACCTGGGAGGTTATATACTAGTGGGAGTGATTTAAGACCTAAAGTATTTATACTTAATCCTCAACTAGAAAAGAAACCTTTCGCAACTAGTTTTGTAGATGGGAGTAGGGATAATGGTAGGTTTATATTACCTGCTCAATTATTTAACCCTAGGGAATTGACTTTTGCTTTTTATTATAAACCTCATACCTATTCAGGTAGAAGTTGGGATAGGGTTTATCAAGCAAATACCCTCAGCACTGGCTCTGCAACTTTTAGATGTTATAGAAGAGAGCGAGATGACAGGTTGAGGTTTGAAGCGCCTAATGGAAGTTCTACAGAAAGTATAAATATATATGATACATTCAAAAAGGATGATTTTAATTTCATAGTTATCACTTACAGTCAAGATAAATTTTGTGTTTTTATAGATGGGGAGTATCACGAGAGGGGTATTGACAATCCTTTAATATCATTTGATAGATTTCAATTAGGTCGAGATAGTGGAAACATAGGGAATGCCTTATTTGATGAACTCCTTATTTTGCCTTACGCAGTTGGTGAAGATACTATTAAACAATGGTATGAGTCTCAAGCACCATTTTATGACTCAGAGCAGTCAGAATTACAAGCCACTCAAATTAAGCAATTAGCCAACGAATATACTGTTAAAATCCAAGAACAGTCAAATGGTAAAAAAGTAGCATCAGGTTTTGGACTAGCACTAGAGGATGGAATTAGTGAGTTTGGAGTATTAGCAGATAGATTTAGAATATTTGGCACAGAGGATGATGGAGAAGGCCAAGCAGTTTTTGCTCTTGATACTCAAAGTAATAAGCTTTATCTTCTTGCAGATCTAATTGCAGATGGAAGTATTACGTCTGATAAATTAAGGGCAGAGAGTATTGAAGCTATGGAGGTAGAGTTTAAGAATGCTAAAATATCAGGAGAAGTATTAATAGATACTATTGGCGAAGGTGCAGAAGCCCATTCAGATGATTCAATGGCTATTGGTAGAGAGGCTAAAGCTACAGGAAGAAATTCTTTGGCTTTAGGTAGACACTCCAAGGCAGAGGGTAGTGATTCAGTAGCCATAGGGGGAAGCGTTACAGAAGATGGAGATTATATTGAGACTACAACTGGTGCTGGTTCTGTTGCTGTTGGATATAATGCTCAAGCTTTAGGAATTTTTTCTCTTGGCTTAGGTTCTGGAGCTAGGGCCAACAATATAGCAGGTATAGCTTTAATGGGAAATTGTATAGGAGATGATGCTATAGCGATAGGCTGGGACTCTATGTCAGCAGCCGATAGCATTGCCCTGGGTGAAGGTGCGAGAGCGTTGGCCCATAGGTCTATCGCAGTGGGTAATTGGAGCGAAGGAGGCTTGGATAGTATTGCTCTAGGAATTAACTCTAAAGCTTCGAGTATTAACAGTATTGCTATTGGAGTTGGAGCAGATACTGATTTCAACCAAAATGCAGTAGTTATCGGTAAGGGAGCAAAAGCAGAAAATCGTGATGAATTTGTGTTAGGTAATTCTAATCATAAGGTTGTGGTTCCAGGGGTATTTAGTGTTGAAAGAGGTAATAAAAGACATTTCTTTGCTAAACGAATAAGCAACATGAATGAAAGCAATGGAAGTGGGGTTTATATTCTCTGCAAGGCAGGTGGAGGAAATAATGAAGTTATTGGTACGATTTATGGACAGAGAAGTAGTGGTTATTTTGTGTTTCACAAGGTGGATATTTGCTATTCATCTTCATCTTCTGGTAATAGTGGTTATAATGCTAGTTTAGAGATTACTCAAGGAACTCGAAGGAGTATTGACTGGAGATTAGTTGAAATTAATGTAGGAGGAGAACCTCACATTGGATTGTGGTATCAAACTACAGATTCTAATCTATCTTCACAGATGTTCTTTACGGGATACATTGTTTCTGATAATGAATCAGAAGTTTTGAATCATTACGGAAACCTTGGATATTTAAATGAGTTATCCTATAATAATTCTAAAAAAATTATTAAATCGGGTAGTTTTGAGGTTGATGGCCCAAGTGCAATGGTTCCAGTAGGAGGAATGATACAATACACAGCAGGAATGTATAATCCAAATGATTCAGATAAATTTTATCCTTACCACACTAAAAATAATTTAACTTATTACATTCCTAAGGGGTGGCTAGTAGCAAATGGAGGGCCATTACCACAAAATGATTATCCAGAACTTTATAATGTTTATAACCATACTTATGCTAATCACGTAGGAAATTATAATTCTTCTACTCATTTTCCTATTCCAGATCTAAGAGGCCAATTCTTTAGAGGTTTGGATATGGGAAGAGGCATTGATCCTGAGGATGGATTGATTGGTGCATTCTCACCAAGAAATGTTGGAGATAGGCAGCTAGATGGATTTCAAGAACATAGACATCTAACAGGGGTTAGGATCTCGAGGTCGTACTCTAGGGATATAGAAGCTTATACATCTCAAGGGAGAACACATGTTGGTCGTAGTAACAGAGCGAGATACTCTACTGACAATTCTGATGTTTCAGAAGGTTACACTTCTATGGATGGATATTCGGAAACCAGACCTCAAAATATTGCTATAATCCCGTTAATCAAATATTAAAGAGGTGATATTATGAAAGTATATTATTTTGACAAGGCAACCAAGGAATTAACAGGTATAGGAGAAGCCAACATTTCTCCTGCTAACCCTTCTAAATTCCTAATCCCAGCTAATGCTACTGATGTTCCTCCTCCTGACTGCGAGAAGGGAGAAGTAGTAATTTTTAATCAAGAGGAGAATCAATGGGAAATCAAGGTCGATTATAGGGGCCAACGTTTTTGGGATAAAGATGGCAATAAAATAACGATTACAGATTTGGGTACGGAAATAGAAGAAGGCTGGTATTCTAGTAAACCACAGTTTTTAATTGATAGTGAAGAGAAGGAAAAAAAGAAACAAGAGATTAAATCTTCAATAAATCATCTAGAGGAGTTACTAGAACAAAGGAAGCAAAATTATGTATCTTTAATGATAGATAATGAAGCAGAAGAAATGGCAGAGGTTAAAGAAGAGATAACTGAGATCAGAAAGGAGTTGAGTAAGCTTTATGAAGAGTTATCCGAGTAGGTGCAAAAATTGTGGAAGGAAATTAGAAAATGATATTTGTCCGAATTGCAATTGGAGGGAGGTGACTTATGAATGAGGAGTTATTGTTAAGATATTTAAGAGGATTAGTTAGTGCAGTAGGGACAATTCTGGCTTATTTTTTAGGCGGATGGGACGGGACGGTTATTGCTTTAGCAACTTTTGTAGTTATTGATTATATTACTGGGCTAATAGCTGCATTCATTAATCAAGAAGTTAGTAGCGAAGTGGGATGGATTGGGATATTGAGAAAGGTTGGAATATTTACTGCTGTATCGATCGCGCATTTAGTTGATGGAGCAATTAATATAGATCAGCCTATCTTAAGAACAGTCACAATAATGTTTTATATTTCAAATGAGAGTTTGAGTGCGTTAGAGAACCTAGCTGAAGCTGGTGTAGATATTCCTCCATTTCTAAAAAAAGCACTGATACAATTGAAAAAAGATTCTAGCAAAAGCACCTAAAAGGTGTCTTTTTTATTTTTTGGAAGGGGGTGATATTTTGTTAAAGTATAATTCTGATCAGATGATATATAGCGATAAAGTCAAGAAGGTGCAGCAAGCTCTTGGGATAAAGGTTGATGGTTGGTTTGGAAAACAGACTCATAAAGCAGTAGTGGGTTTTCAAAGAAAAAAAGGATTGATAGTAGATGGGATAGTTGGCCCGCAAACTTATAAAGCTTTGTTTTCTTCTGAAGAAGTAATAATAGAGATTGACAGAACAGAGATGACTAACGAAAGCACTATGGGTATGTTGAAGGTTGATGGTGATTTAGTAGGTTATACCTTAGAGCTGCCCTGGGAGGATAATAAAAGAAGAAAGAGCTGTATTCTAGCGGGCCAATATAAAGCCTTTATCAGGGATAAATCTACAAGTAGGTGGAATTACAATGTTATTCAACTAAGAAATGTACCTAATCGCAATGCCATTCAAATTCACAGAGGGAACAAAATTTCTCATACTAAAGGGTGTATCTTGATTGGAAAGACCAAAGGGGATAATGTTGTTTGGCAGAGTAAAGCAGCTATGGATGAGCTGATGGATAAGGTCAAAGGTTGCAATAAGATTATTGTGAAAATAAAATAATAAGAATGGAGTGACTATTAATGAGGAAGTTTGTGATTGAAGTTTTAGCTAGTTTGGTAAAAGGAATATTAGAAGGCATAGCACAAAATTTATGGGATGAGACCTGGGATCAGATAGTTTTAGCTGTAGCTTATGCTGAAGATAAATGGGAAGAAAGTGGTCGAGGAGAGAAGAAGAAGCAATGGGTGCTTGAGCATGTAATGGAGTATGTTGAGGAAAAAGCAGAGTTAAACTGGATTAAGAGAAGGCTGGTCAGTTTATTTATAAGCAGAGTGGTTGATGCAATAATCGATGAGTTGAATGAGACCATGGGCCAAAACTGGGTTGATTATGTAGAGGCCTTAGAGAACAATATAGCAGATAGGTTTGCTTTTATAAATTAAAATGGGATCTCCTGGGGCGTTGGCCCTGGGAGATTTTTTGTTTATTTATAGAAAAAATAAAAATAAAGAAGGAGTTTTCTTTTTTTTGTTTAAGTACTCAAGTTAAGAGAGTATAAATTGTTAATATAAGTTTTTTGTGGTGAGAGATTAAAACAATCGGTATATAGTTATATATTTTATAATTATAAGTAATTTTTGGAATAATTATGAATAAAATTATAATTAAGAGGGTAGGATAGCAATGAAGCAAAGTATTATGGAATTGCAAAGTATGAATTGTTTTGAACATCAAGTAATTGGCTATCATGGAAGCAAACAAAATAATATAAAAGAAATATTAAGGTGTGGTAAATTTCGACTTTCAGACCATGATAATGAGTGGTTAGGAAAAGGTGTTTATTTTTTGAAAGAGACATTTATCAAGCAATAAATTGGTGTGCTAGAGCAAGACAGTATAATAATTGGTCTGTAATAGAAGCATTAATTGATGTTGAAAATTTAATTGATTTAACTTTAACAGAACATTATGACAAAGTTGATAAACTTTTTGAAATTTTAGAAGATAAATTTGAAAATGATATAAATAGATCTAAAAAACTTACTCGCAAAGAGTTATTTGATATACTTTACAGTATAAATCAATATGATGGAATAAGAAGTTACTTTAAAGTTCCAAAGGGAGGCTGTATAGGGAAAAAAGTTGCTTCTCATATTAAGAGAGTCCATGTGCAACTTTGTGTCAGGAATCATGACTGTATAATTTGTTTTGAGGAGGTTGATAAAGGTGAATATTAATAAATATTTCGATGAAACTAAAGAAAAAATTGATAATATGTCTGCTGAAGAATTTTTATCTGTATTAGAAGAGGCTGGGATAGAGGGTTGTTCTCTTAAGCACAATAGTCATACAATTTATAAATTTGAAGAAAATAAAACTGGAGGAAATACAAATAAATTTTATAAATTTGAAAAGAAATTAAAAAAAGAATCATTTATTTTTTTAGGTTCTTCTAAAACAACTAGTATGTTTGATAGAGGAAAAATTAATGATAAAAAGATTGATTACAAAGATTTTAAAAGTGGAAATAAAGTTTTGGATAAATCAATATTAGGAGTTGCATAATTAATGAATAAGGAATTTTTAAGTAATTTTTATTTTGATGATTATTCTATAGATGATATAGAATTTAATTTAAATCATGATTTTGAAAATGAAGGAATACAGGTTAAGGCTGATACTGAAGTTGAAGTATCAAAGAAGGAAGATGAAAATAAGGGGTTAGTTAAAATAACTATTTTAATTTGGGATAATGCTAATAAAGAAAATTATCCTTTTAGGTTAAAAATTAGTATCATAGGACAGTTTTCTGCTGATTGTGCTATGGAAGAAAATCAATTTCATGAAATGTGTAGATATAATGGAAGTGCAATATTATTACCTTTTTTGAGATCTGCTATAACTGACATAACTAAGGTAGCTAATGTAACTCCTTTGATTTTACCTTTAATTAATGTGCAAAACTTATTGGATGAAAGTGACTAAATTTATGAGGTTTAAGAAAAAATAACCAAAATTATATTTATTAAAATGTCCTAGAGCCAACACTCTAGGACATTTTATTTGTTAAAAAGATAATCATTGAAATAAGAAAAGTTGAAATTATAAATTGTTTTTGATTAATTATTTTTTTAGTTAAAAAGGAGGATACAGTAGTGAGTGATCATCAAAGTTCAGAAGAATTGAATAAAATATTAAAAAAAGAAGTTATTAAAGGGGCTAACTTAATTTACAAAAACGGATGGGCTATAAGTCCTAATTTAGACCCTTTTTGGTTAGCGTTTTTAGGGGGTGGAGAAGGGGTTGAATATAGAAATAAGAATGGGAAAGAAATGAGTTTAAATAAAGGGGTGGATGATTATATCTGTTATATGTTTAGGAAAGATGATTTCATGAGATTAAAAAAACTTATAAAAAGTTGGGATTTGGGACTATATAATTTACGAGATCAAATTTGGGAGGAATGTTTAAGTGGGCATTTAGAGGGGTTTTTTATATTATCTTCCTCAACATTAGCTTTGCAAATTGAGGGGGTCTTAAAAGAAGCTAATAAACAAATTTCTTTTCATAATCGCACTAAGAAAGGTTTTGGTCCGTTGTGTACAAGCTTTTTAACTTATGTGATAAATGAATTTAATTATGAAGTTAATGGTATTGCTGAGGTATTAACTAAATCCTTTAAAGAAAATTTACAATTTGTTGTTAAGGGAACTCATAAAATTATTGATGAATCAATTTTCAACTCTAAAATTAACAGACATTATATTGCTCATGGAAATATTATTTCTTCATCTGAAACCTTATCTCTAAAAGCTTTTATTTTACTAGATTTGATTCATTTCTTTTTGAAATTATTGATAGGGAGGTAG